CTAGTCCAGCGTTTACAAGCGGCTCTGGTTTAGAAATTGAAAAATCAGGAACAGCAACATTAAGATTACAATCATCTGGGTCAAACGCAAGTGAAATAAACCAAACAAGCTCAGCTCTTCAGATAGTTGATTTGTCTAGCGGAACTATGCTTTTTAAAGTAAGCAACGATGAAAAAATGCGTATCACCTCAGCGGGTAACGTTGGAATAGGAACATCAAGTCCTGATGCTAAGTTGGATATAGAGGGTGATTTTGAAACTACTTACGCTCTTAAATTTACGAATACAAAAGGAACAGGAACTGTCTCAGGATTTAGAAGTCATGGGGTTAATGGTGAAGACTTATCATTATATAATGGTGCTAATAGAATACAAAGATGGGATGAAAATGGAAATTCAATTTTTGATGGCAAGGTTGGAATTGGAACAAATAGTCCTGATGCGTTACTAGACATAGAAAGCACTACTGCTCCAACCTTAAGGATATCAAACGGGGGAGGAACCTCTCCGTTTCCAAGATTAGAGTTTTTTAGACAGTCTGGCGTGTCATCTCACATACAATACGATGTTGCTAATAAAATACTTACAACAGATAACGTCCACGCATCTGGAGTCATTAATTACAAGATAAATGGCTCAGAAAAAATGCGTATTACCTCAGCAGGTAACGTTGGTATTGGAACAATTAGTCCTAGTGCTAAATTAGAGGTAGAAGGTGACTTACAGGTCAAAGGTGTAAATATATCTAACCAAGAAAATCTTGACGTAGACACAGGGACAGAAACTATAGCAACAGTAGTAAAAGCTAATTACGATGCAGCGTTCTTTGACTTTGTAATTAAAAATGGAACAAACCTTAGAGCGGGTACAGTCTTTGCAATACATGATGGAACTAATGTAGAATTTACAGAAACATCTACAAACGATTTAGGAGATACATCAGATGTAACCCTTACAGTTGATATATCAGGAACAGATATGAGACTAAGAGCAACAACAACATCAGATAACTGGATAATAAAAAGTCTAGTTAGGACAATATAAATAAAAAGATATGGCATTTAAAATTCAAAAACAATTAATCCCTACAGATACATTTTCGGAAGATCCATCCTGGGCTAAAAGACAAATATGGGTGTATAAATTAAACTCCGGAGATACTGTAGAATCATTTGAAACAGAAGAAGAAGCAAATACAAAAAGAGATGAACTTATAGCTGCCGATCCTACAAACAGAGTCTACCAAGTAGTAGAAGAATAAGTTTGTAATTAGACAATAAGTTCATATATTTAATAAAATACAATTATGGGAATAGCAAGAGGACCTAATATAGTAAAAGATGACTTAGTATTTGGATACGATACCGGATACGGTGTGGCTGATAATAAGACTGTTACTAGATTCTACGCTGGAAAACCTACATCAAACCTACTTACAAAGAGTGGAGCATCATCTCTAGATGTACGTACAGATATTTACAACAATACCACTAAAACAGATTTAGGAGGCGGAAAGTATAGGTTTGTAAACGACGGTACAGGAGGTTCTACGATAAGGCTGTATACTGATGTGAACGACCTAGTAGACGGCACAACTTACGGGTGTAGTGTAAGTTATGAAAATTTTAATCCTGGAGATGGAACAGCGGTGATACTAGACTGGTGCGACCAAAATAACACAACATTTTCTCATGCAAATTACGGAGCTTCGAATAGACTTTTTATGTCAGGAACAAGATCATCATATACTTCTACATTTAGATTTTTGGATATAACCTTACCTATTAATTCCTCTATAGTTTTATTTAATGCTCAAGTAGAAGTATCAACACCTTCTCCATATACAGACGGAACAAGAACATCCACACAATCTCTTATAGATTTAAAAAGAACAACAGACATAGGTGTATCAAATGTTTCTTTTGATTCAACAGGTCAACCTACTTTTGATGGTACTGATGATATTATAGAGGTAAACAGACTTATAAGCACATCAAACTACAGTGCTGAATTTATATTTAAAGCAGACGTAAACACATCAGGGACAGAACATTGGCTAGGAAGTCAGTACCCAGGTACAGGAAGGGTTATATTTGATTTATACACAAACAACAAGTTAAGAAATTTTATTAATGGAACATCAATTAACGGGGCAACAACAATTGCAACTGGGACTTGGTATCACGCAGTGTTTACAAGAGATTCTGCAGGAGCTGCTAAAATTTACCTAAATGGAGTACAAGACGCTACAGGTACATTATCTACTACAGCACCAGTTAACGATAATTTTGAAATAGGCGGTTCTACTACCCTCACAAGATGGCTTACAGGAGATATACCAGTAGCAAAAATATACTCAAAAACTTTAACCGCAGAAGAAGCACAACAAAATTTCAACGCATATAAAAATAGATTTAATATATAAATTATGAATAGATTCGAAAATAGAAGATGGTTAGTAATACCAGTAGAAAAAATAGACGATATTGATTTCAATCAAGTTCATGAATCAAATGCTGATTCATTAAGAAAGTCTATAGATGAGACTTTAACTTTTGTTAAGTACGAAGTAAACATTATAGAAGAAACTTATACAGAAACTTTTGAAGATATTGAAACAGGAGAAGAAGTTACTAATACGGTAGAAGCAGGTACGTACGGTAGACCTTCAATATATAATGAAGAACACACGGAATATACTCATTCAGAAATATTAGAATTACTTTCAACCGAACAGTGGACTGAACAAATAGAAGAATAGTATGGCAACCATAGGAGGACCTAATACAGAAAAAGATAACTTAGTATTTGGATACGATACCGGGTACGGTGTGGCTGACAATACTTCTTCTACTAGATTTTACCCTGGTGAATCAACTGTTAACTATACTACTGATACACCATCTCAAGGAGGGTGGACAGGAACATATAGCGTTCTTGATTCTTCTTTAAAAAAGTTTAGATTTAATGTAAGCAACTTTTCTGCTAATCCAGGAAGTGGCTGGAGGTCGTTTACTTGGGATTTACGTGCATACACAGGGCAATCAGTTACTATATCAGCTACAGTAGAGGCGCCAAGCTCAAGCCCAGGAACATTTGCTTGGGTAATGATGGGTCAAGGGAATACACATACAAATACTAGTGGCGCTGGTGGGTACATGGGTTATTCGGCTGCTAGTGAGAGAGTATATAAATCTACTACAACTAAAGAACATATTACTTGGAGCGGAACATTAGGTAATTCAGGAACAGCTAACTCTCCATCAGGGCATATAGGTTTTACAGTATGGTACAACAACGGAGTCCCTGGCACTAGCTCTTACGTAGAAGTTTCAGATGTTCAAATAGAACTAAAGTCTCATGAAACACCATTTGTAAATGGAACAAGATCAGATACAGCGTCTCTAATAGACTTAACAAAAACAACTGATATAGGTGTATCAAATGTAAGTTTTGATTCAACAGGACAGCTTACCTTTGATGGCAGTAATGACCAGGTAGTAGTAGATGTAGACGATATAGTAAGAAACACCAGTAACATAACTATTGAAGGTATAGTTAATGCAACATCTATAAGTTCTGCAGGTCCTTGGGCTGTATTAACAGACCATGCGGCAGCAACCGATAAAGATGGGTTTTGGTGGCATTATAATATAGGGAATGCTGTTTACTTTAGAGTTGAAGACGCAACCGCTGGAGAGCAGGGCACAACCTTTTCAGGATCAGTTCCCTTCGTAGCTAACACCTATCAACATGTAGTGACAGTTGTAGGAGATAACAATGTTAAAGTATATGTTAATGGAGTATTATCCAAATCATATACCCCTAACTTTAAATGGAATAGAATAGACTCAACTAAAACTGCTTACCTACATATAGGTCGTACATACCCCAACTACTACTTATCATGTGCAATACCAGTTTTTAAAATGCATAATAGAGAACTATCAGTTGACGAAATAAAACAAAATTACAACGCATATAAAAATAGATTTGATATATAATGTATACAGGACCTCATTTAATAAAAGATAATTTAGTATTTGGATATGATACCGGATACGGTGTGGCGGATAATAGTACTGCTACTAGGTTTTACCCAGGTGAACCTACAGTTAATAGTTTGGCCAGTACTGCATTTGGATCTAGCGGCATAACCTTAGGATCGGACTCAGGAGGTACTTATTTACAAACTAATAGTGGAACTACCGGGTACAATTACATAAAAATACCAAACATAACTGTCTCTTCTAATGAAACATACACATGGTCGTTTGAGCTAAAATCAACAGAAACTATTACACAGAACGGTAATAAATATTATTTTGATACAAATGAATATTCAAATGAGTTTTCAACTAGTAATGACCAATCAAGAGTAAGTTCATCTCAAATTAGACCTTCATCATTACCGGCTAATGAATGGGTTAAATTTGCACTTACCGTTACTATGAAACCTAGCCTAACAGGAGCTTATTCTTATGATTTTTTAAATTTTATAAAACCTCATTTCACTAGTAAGAAAATATACTATAGAAAAATGCAGTTTGAACATAATAAGAGTCACCATACACCTTTTGTAAACGGTACCCGTTCATCTACACAATCTCTTATAGATTTAAAAAAGACAACAAATATAGATGTATCAAATGTTTCTTTTAGTTCAACAGGACAACCCGAATTTGATGGCACCGATGATACTATACAAATCTCAGACCCTAATGTATCAAGCTCTGCAGGATTTAGTATAGAAATGATTATTAAACCTGGTAATGCATCATCATCACCGATGGTTATAACACCAAATAGCGGCGGAATAGATCATTTTGTACGATTTAATAGCAATGGTAGGTTATATATGAGAATGGTAGTAGCAGCAGATAGTTCAGTGCAGGATTTTACTACAACTACATCACTCTCTTCAACAGACTACCATTACACTGTCTTTACCTTTAAACAATCAGAAGGAGGTAAAGCATATTACAACGGTAGTCAAGAGAGCGCAGCTTCTGCTAACTTTACTGCACTAGATTGGAGTAGTATCTGGAAAATAGGTCAAAGAGGTAACAACACATTTTTCTTTGATGGAGAAATTCCTATATTAAAAATACATAACCAAGTACTAACAGCCGACCAGGTAAAACAAAACTACAGAGCATATAAAAATAGATTTGGAATATAGTAAGTAAATAATAATACAATTCTAGAGCATATTTATAATCGTACCTTTTGGACAATGAAAAAAGGATAAAAAATTATGGCAAACGAATTTAAAGTAAAAAAAGGCCTGATCGTACATGGATCAGGGTCTACTGTACTAGATATACAGGGATCTCAAGGACAACTTTTCTCAATAACAGATGATCTAACAGGCACTCTCTTTGCCGTATCTGATATATCAGGAGTCTCTATTTTTGATGTAAATGCAGATGGTACGACTACCTTAGATGGAAACATAACACAGACTTCTGGAACCGCAACTTTTGGTAATGGAATCACCCTACAGCAAGTAGCTGGATACTCTCTCATAGAAACAAATACAAGTTCTCTGTTTCTAAAAGCATCAAACATTCAAATCCAAGGTGATTTAATACCGGATGCAGATAGTAGCCGTAATTTAGGAGCTACTAATAGGTATTGGGAAAATTTATATGCAGATAACTTATACGGTGATGGTAGCAACTTAACAAATGTTGCAGCTACAGAAACAGACACACTAGACTCAGTAACAGATAGAGGAGCAACAACTACTAATAATATAACTGTAGGAACCATCGGCTCTGGCGCTATAACTTCTACTGGCAAAATACAAGGTACAGAATTAGAAGGTACAAGTTTAGATATAAACGGTAATGCTGATATAGCAGGTAACTTAACTATAGATAGTGGGTATGTAACCCTAGACCCAGATACAGCTGGAAATGTTTTAACATGGAAAGAAAGTGATAGTAATCTAACAGCAGGTCAATTAAGAAGTTACGCTAATAGGGGAGATATTTACTTATATAAAGACGGAACAAAAACAACAGAATTATCAGCCCTTACTGATTCTTTTATACCTGCAATACATATTGGCGGTACAACTGCTGCAACTGGTGGTGTTTTACAAACAACTGGTAACGTTAATATAGACGGTAGTGCAAATATATCTGGAGATACGGCTATAAGTGGTTCTTTTGGAGTCGTAGAAGCATTTACTGCAGAAGCAGGAGGTGATGTAGTCGTAATAGGAGGCCTTGAAGCAAAAAGTGGAATAGATGCTCGTAACTATGTAGATATATATCAAGACTCAGACAGTGCTGGATTAAAGATATTTGGGTACGATGATAGATCGGCTTATTCCGGTAACTTGTATATTGACACAAATGGAAATTTCCAAATAAACCAAACTCACGGTGCTGGCTCCGGTTACATTCAAATTCAAGCTGAAAATTACTTAGAATTAGGAGGAGGCTCTCTCGTATACACATCAAGTAACTTCAGAATATACGATGCTGGTCAACTTAGCTTAGGGAATAGTGGAGATTATAAGATTAAACATAATACAGCAGCAGATAACCTTATAATACACACAGACGATAATAAAGGTATTACTATTGATAATGCAGGTAATGTAACATTTACAGAAGATGTTGTAGTAGCCGGGAAAGTAACTGCTCAAGAATTTCATACCGATTTCGTTTCTGCATCAATAATGTATGAATCAGGTTCAACTAAGTTTGGGGATAGTTCTGATGATAATCACGACTTTACAGGTTCTCTTAATATAGAAACAGGAGATATTAATATAGATAGCGGTAGATTTTTAACAATGTACGGTAATGGTAGTACATACCATGGAATAGGAAGTGTTGATCAAAACGCAAACAGCAGTGATGACATTAGGGTTAATTCTTATCACAATGTTTATATAGATTTAGATTCAAATAATAACAATACAGATACTACAACTTTCTTTCAAATAAGTCAGCATAGTGGTGCATCAACTCTAAATACACCTTTTTTTAAAGTTAGAGGAGATGGAAGAGTAGGGATAAACGAAGATAACCCAGACAGTATACTACATGTCAATACCGGAACAGGCACAGGAAATGCAAATACTGTTATTATTGATAGAGCAGGTTCGAGTGATTACTCTGGTATAAGTTTTGCAACAGCAGGAACTATAGACTGGTCAATTGGACAGAATGCCGCAGGTAACTTTGAATTATTTGAAAATGGAGCAGATGCACAAACTAGATTAACTGTCAAAACAAGCGGTAATGTAGGGATTGGAGCAATAAACCCAGCAGATAAACTACATATACAAGGTGGAAATTTAAGACTAGAAAATGGAGCAACATCTGTAAATAAGCTTATACCACTAGGTACTGGAGGAAACGCTGCTTTATCTATAAAAGGAGGTAACTTCGTACATAATGTATATTTCGATACTTCTTGGAATGATTTTAGATATGCTAGATTAGTATCATCCTATAACACAAGTGATTCAAGTTTCTACTTATATAAATCAGACGCTTCAGGTGGGACTTCTGCTACTACTACTATTTCAACCGGCATCTCAACTTTTGCAGGTAATTTATCCCTATTAGGTGATTTAAATTTTTCTGGTGGTACTGGTAAAAAAATAGTACTTGGATCACAAAGAGTATACGCTCTTCCTGCTCAAAACACTAAGATGAGAATACTAACCTTAGCAAACCAGACTTCTTGCAGGGTTTATATTGATAGTTCTGAAAATGCTTATAACCAACCTATAGTATTAGATATTTTCTACAATTCTCAAGGTAGTGCAAAACCAGTAATACACAGAAATAATCACTATACATGGCACACTCATAGTAATGATATTAGATTTACTAGTGATACAAGTGGTCATATATATGCGGAAAAAATAACATACTCAACTGGTAGGAATGTTAATATAAGAAAAGTAGAAGAGTTTAAAGGAACAGTAACTTTGTTAGATGGCTCAACAACACAAACAGGTGGCGGAGCAAATGAAGTAATCGAAGGTGCATTTGGACGTATACAGGCCCATGGTAACATAGATGTAAATAGTGGTGGTGTTATTAAAATGAATGGCACTGAAGTTATATCAGCAGCTAGAGTAATAAACGCTACATCTGCAACTTTTGCAGGAAACGTTACAACTTCCGATAATTCATTTTATATCTCTTCTAGAAAGTTTATAGCAAGAGACGCCAACGGCACAGGTCTTTTTGCAGATGATGCATCTAGCGGCTTAAGTATAGCTGACAATGGAAACGCAACTTTTACAGACAATGTAAGCTCTCTCGGAACGATATCTGCGACAGGAAAAATATCAGGTACAGAATTAGAAGGAACATCTTTAGATATAAACGGTAATGCTGATATATCAGGAAATTTAGTTATTGCAGGTACAGTTGATGGTGTAGATATATCCACATTATCAACAACGTTTGCACCAATTAGTCATAATCATGCTGCTTCTGAAATTACATCCGGAACGCTGGATAATGCTAGGTTAGACGCTAAAGTATTTATAAATGATGGTGGTACATTTAGTACAGGGTTTGCATCAGATGTAGATACTTTGTCTGGGTTTATCATTAAAAGAGTTACAGGTTTTACAGGCACTGATCACAGAGCATTTACAGGACACCACAACTTACTTCAAATACCTAATACTAGTTCTAATCAACATGATGCTCAAATAGCATTTGAAACAGGTACAATCGCTGATGGTGGTATAAAGTTTAGAAACTCTTCCGGCGGTACATGGGGTTCTTGGTATAGACTATATCACGAAGGTCATTTACCAACTCTATCAGAGTTAGGTGCTGCTGCTGATACAGTAGTAAATCAGAGTGATTTTGTTTCGGCTGCAAATGGAGGAACTTTTAGTGGCGCTATAACATCTACAGGTAAGATATCAGGTACAGAATTAGAAGGAACTAGCCTAGATATAAATGGAGCTGCAACTTTTGATACTAACGCTAATGGTCTAGGAAAAATTGATCATAAAAATAGTAATGCTGGTTCTTCTGCTTACACTTCTATAAGGATTATGAATGATGTAGGTGGAGCAGAAATATGGAGGAACAGCTCTACTAGAACACAAACCGGAGGAGCAGCACAATCATTTAATATATATAATAGCCAAGACACAAATATATGGTCTGGCGGTACTAGAGCAGTTAATTTCAACACATCACAAAACGCAACTTTTACAGGTAATATAACTGTTGGGTCAACAGGAGCTGCTCCGCTTTTATTTAGTAAGAGTACTTACGGTGACATGGACACTGATGCTTTTTACAGAATAAAATTTCAAGATCAAGGAGGTGTACATAACGATGTAGGTATTGGACAAACTGCAACTGGAAATTTAGGCTTTAACATTACAGCTGGTAAAGATTTTTTATTTAATGGAGGTACGAGTGGTAATGCTTTAACTTTAAATGCTGGTGGAAACGCAACTTTTGCAGGTAATGTAGATTTAGGAAATTCTTCAAATATTACTATGGGTGTTGGTGCACCAGGCCAATTGCGAGTAAAAGGCTCTGGTTATACAGGTGCTATTGCTTTAGACGCATCGGCTATGTATATTTATCATGATAGCTCTCTTAGAGATTTAGTTTTAGGAACAAATGAAACCGCAAGATTAACTATTGATGGAAGTAGTGGAAACGCAACTTTTGCAGGAACAGTAACTGCTAATGGAGTTGCTTTAACTGGTGATCAAGACTTAAGCAGTTTTTTAACAGCATCTTCTACAGATTTAGATAGTAGGTACTTTACTGAAACAGAAGTTACAAATCTTTTAGCAGATAAAACAGATCTTAATCATATACGATCTTTAGGAACCCAAGCATTTACAAATGGAACAAATCCTAGTATTACAACAGCACAGGTTATATCAGAGATTGAATCTGATGGTGGTTTTGATTCATATAGTTCTGTATTTAAAACATCATGGAGTTATGCTGGTAATTACAATTTAACTGATGCTGGTAGATTTACTGAAACTGCTGGTTCATCTTGGATAACTTGGACTGATAACTCAAGTGATTCAGAAAGAGGGAATATAACAACATTGGCAATCGCACCAAATTCAGGTGGTTCTGCTGGAAAAGTATTTATATATAATGACCAAGGTAGTGGTTATGCACCAGGTTGGAGAGAAGTATGGACTTCTACTTCAGATGGATCTGGTTCAGGATTAGATGCAGACAAGTTAGATGGGCAAGAAGGAACACATTATGCAAACGTGCAAGCAGATTGGAATGCAACATCAGGTGATGCTTTTATACAAAACAAACCTAGCACGTTTACACCAAGTAGTCATACTCATGCTGCAAGTGATATAACATCAGGTACGTTAGCTGTAGCAAGAGGAGGTACAGGATTAACAGCTAATACTACTTATATTAATTCAAATGCTTTTGCTAATTTTGCAGTAACAACAGCCGATTATGATACCATTACAACTAGAGGTCTTTATAGGTTTCAAGGAACTTTAAACGGGCCTTTCGGCACTTCCCATACTACAGGACTAGCACTTTTAGAGAGCAGCGGTAATTACGGTTGGCAAATGGCTTCTAACAGCAGTGTTAATAATGCAGAGGGGTTAGCATATAGGTACAAAGATTCGAGTTGGGGACCATGGCAAACACTAGTTACTAAAACTTTTGGGGATGGCAGGTACGTACGTCCTAATACTGCTCCTAACGCACCAACTAACTTAGTAACATCAATTGTAAGCGATACAGTTAATGTAACTTTTACAGCCTCTACTACAGCTAATATAGATAATTACTTAGTATTTAGTTCGGTAGCAGGAGGAGATTACGGATTAATTTCTATTATACCTCCGGCGGACTTTAGTGGGACCATGAGTATTATAGATGATTCCTTTAACGCAGGAGGGACACAAGCATATAGGGTCTATGCCGTTAAAAATGGAGTCTATTCAAGTCCTTTAACTGGGACCAGATCATTTACAGTAGGTACAGTAGAACCTGTAAATATGAGTGTAGTAAATTTAAATACTGCTTATTATATTCAATACGATGCACCAGCCAGTAAAGCAAGATTTATAACAGCTTATAATATTTATAAACATGAACATGCAACACAAGCTAGTTTACTTAGAAGCTCAGCTACACTGATATATTCAGGAGTAAATAATAGCTACATGTACACTATAAGTGGGAATAATAATAATAATTTTCACCAATTTTGGGTAGAAACAACAGTAGCGTAATATGGAAGAGAATTTAAAGTACTGGGAAGATAAAAGAGATCAAAGAATAGAGGATATAGAATGCCAAACAACAATAGGTAACCCAGACCGGTCATTAATGAATTTATTAATATTGCAGTTAGAAGAAGCAAATACAAAAATCTTAGAAATAAATGGGTAAGTTTTCACAACAAGTAGTTACAAGAAGTAATATTATTTCTATCACTGGAGCAGGAATGTACGAAAGTGAGGGAACAGTAATAGGTCCGGTACAAAAAGGAGGAACTGGTAACTGCCTAATTTCATCTTCAGGTGGGGAATATGATGGAGGGGATAGAGTAATAGGCTTTCACAACGGTTATGATATAGACGGAGATATACTAATAACTGTAGGTTGGGGAGATGGGTGTGCCGTAAGAAGGCTAAACAACGATGGTTCAATGACTAAGTTATATCACGATAACCAAGCATTATATAGAGATACAAGTTCAACTTATAACCACTTGCAATCCTGTGCAATGGCAAAAGGGGTAAACAAAGCTGTTATAGGTACATACAACGTTTATGGTTATTCTATAATAGACTACAGAGGAGCTGTTGATGGAACAACAAACGGAGGAGCAGTAATAAGAGAAGATAGACCAGCACATACAAACCCAACAGACTTTATAGATGATTCAGGAACCAATTCAAGAGCAAACGGTTATATTAGAAGATATGGATCATCGTACTATGGAGCACTTTGTGCAGCAGGTGAATGGATTTACGCATCATCCCATGATTCAAACACTCACTATAAAAAATACGGAAGAAGAAATTTAGCAACTGGTGCTCAAGAATTTATTAGTGGAGTAACAGATAAGAAATCGGGAACAGCAGATGAAGATAGAAATGGGTACAGAGCTTTTTTAGCATACGACGAAGTAAACGATAGAATGTTCTACTTTAATCATGACGGTAATGGAGCTTTTACTGTTATACTAGATGCTTCAACAGCATCACCTGAAGCAGTTTGGTGTGATCTAGAAGATACAATAGCAGGTACAAATTCTGTTTTCACTATGAGTGGATATAGTAGAGAACAGGGACTTTATATACCTGATCCTGTTAGTGCACCAAACGTAATTATAATGGGCGGATACGATTATATTATGGAAGTTAACTTTACTCCATGTTTAACTGGAGGAGTACCCAACGTCACTAAAAGAACTAGTAATAGAAATTATACAAATGGCGTAAATCACCCAGGTAACATGAGATTGGGTAATAAGTTTCAAAAATCAACCGGAACACCTATGGATAAGATGCCCGACTATGCAGGAAGTTTCTGTGGGTATTATGCCGATAGAGGATATGCAAAAGTAGATGGAGGATTTGTGGATACAGATAACTTCAAGATATACGCTAGAAAAGAAACGTCAAACTACGTAGAGGATCAAGCTAGTGTATATGGAGGTTCAGCAAGGGGAAGGAGCTTTCAATCTGACTATGCAGTTAACGCAGTATTAATGTCATCAGCAAACGGGTCTAAATACTGGGTAAGAATGGGGTATGGATCAGATGGACATTCATTTAGAATATGGCCAGAAGCTACAAAGCCAATAGAGTTTATTGGGAACTGGGAAATAGAATATGGAACATACACTTTAGATAATTCTGCTAATGTGGATATGGTGTTTGTAGGCGGTGCGTCTTATTTCTGTATACCAACTAATTGCACCCTCAGTATATTCGTTAGTAATGATAACGGAACTACTTATGAAGCCTATAATAAAGATACAGTAGAATCACATGTCTTTGGATCAACAGGGACCCAGTTAAGACTAAAATTGATTGCAACAGGGCATCCAAATAAAGCTCCTTTTTTAGTAAGTCAGACACCATTAACAGTGGATTACGGATCGATGCATGATGCTGCCAAACATTCGAATATAAAATTTAAGATAACAAGAAAAAGACTAAGATAATATGGCTACAATAACAGGAACTAGAAGACATTTGGGGATTACCTCCGATACTTTTGACAGTAACGGAAACGTAGTAGTTGGCGGTGATTTAACTGTAGAAGGAACTACAACAACTTTAGATACAGCTAATCTATTAGTAGAAGATAAAAATATAATTATCGGAAATGTATCTACACCTTCTGATACTACTGCTGATGGTGGTGGGATAACTTTGAAAGGAGCTAGTGACTATACCATTAATTGGGTAAATGCTAATGACAGGTGGGAATTTAATCAAGGAATATACTCATCAGGAACATTAGCATCTAATGGTCTAAATATTAATGGTAATGCTATTATATCAGGAAATTTAAGCGGAGTTGATACGTTAACTGCTACAACGTTGATTGTAACAAATTACGGACTAGTTTCTGGTGATATTCCTAATAATGCTGCTAACACTACAGGTTTAGCATCTCATGCAACTAATTTAAATGCTACAGATGATAGAGATATTGCCCCAGAAGATTTAACTTATAATGATGATCTTCGTATATTTTTTGCAGAAAAATCAGGTATAGAAGGCGGCACGGTTGGAAGTGATTATCAAGATTTATTAGTTTTAAACTCCTATGCCGATTCATCAGGTGGTACTGCAAACGCATTAGGTTTTGATAAGAATTCAAAAAGAATATTACATTACAATTCAGCCCAAACAGCAACCAATTGGGGAACACCAAAACAATTAGCATATACCGATAGTGATATAACAGGTGAAGCAGCTACAGTAGCAGAAATAGGTAATTTAACGGGGCATATAACATCTGTAGATAGGGCAACATCATTAGGTTCGTTTACAACAGCAGAATTAAATGCAGCTATTTCTGATGGGACAATAAATTCACAAACACTACCTTCAGACTTTGTATCAGCAGCAAATGGAGGGACATTCGCTAATACAGTTAACATTGCAGATATAATTGACGGGCCTTTTGCAGCTCTTAGATTAATGAACCAAAAAACTTATGGTTCAGGTACTGGTACAAACGAAGAAGTAAGGTTTGTAATGGGTATATCTGAAAGCGGTATATCTTTTGATAGTAGAGAAGGTTTTGCTATAGAGCTTGGAATTGCCGATCAAAGTGACTCCAGTAATGGTGTTGTTAATTTTAAAGTAAGAGATGGCGGTACATTAGGTACTTACTCAACAGTAACTGGTTCTGATAAATCAGTTTCTTTCGTAGGCGATTTATCTATTAATTCAAGTTTATATGTAAAAGGAGCTAACGAAAGAATATACATGAACGGGGGAGGAGCTACAAACTGGAGAGGTGTTGAAGTGAATTCATCAGGTTTGTGGTCATGGGGTGAAACTGGGGTGGGTAACTACTTTTCTAAAAACATCGGGATTGGAACTACATCTACAAGTAACTTATTAAGTTTGAGGGGCAGCGGTCAAAATTACTCAACTAGTCCTGCTATAAAAATGTGGGATTCATATAATTCTAAAGGATGGTATGTAGGTAGCGCTAATAATCATGCAGCTGGAGATTTTTACATAAGATCAGTTACTTCAGAAGCAGCTTATCCTGTAGCTGCTAATCAAGAATTTACAATAAAACAATCTGGAAACGTTGGAATCGGGACAATTAATCCTGATGGTAAACTAGAGGTATTGGGGGTTGACAATAATACAATACTAACGTTAACTAGAGGCAATGCTTCTCAATATTTAACTTTTAGGGGTTATCAAATGGCTAGCAATGGAAACAACATGCTTGTTTCGGCTGATGATACTAAGCAAGTTTGGTTGGGTCATCAAAGTAGTACATCGGAATTAGTAGTAGATGTAGGAGGTAACGTCGGTATCGGGACAACTACTCCACAATCTAAATTTGACGTTAAATTGGCAAACAATACAGTAGCAAGTATTGGAGGTACAGTATCAGCTGGTTCTTACGCCGGTTTACATTTTGGTTATTCAGAAGCAGCCAATGTAAACTACAGGCATTCAGCAATTGTATTTGAAAGAGATGATGCAGCCCATGGAGATGCAAGAGGTAATATACACATATTAAATAGTCCTGGAGGAAGCACTAGTGCAAATCTAGGTGATGCTAGACTAACTATAACACCGAGTGGTAGCGTTGGTATAGGGACAACTAGTCCTAGCAGTAAATTAGAAGTATATGCATCAGGTTCGACAGTATTAGACATACAAGGATCACAAGGACAGTTATTCTCTATAACAGACAATCTAACAGGAGATTTATTCACAGTCTCAGATATATCAGGAGTACCAATATTTAATGTAAATGCTACCGGCCTAGCTACTGTTGATGGAGTAATGAGTATCGGCCTAAACGGGGCAACACCGATATTCACTCTAGATGTTGGCGGGGATATAGGTACAGATAGGTACATAAGACACAACGGAGATTCCAATACCTACTTCGGTTTTAGCGGTGCGGATACTATACAATTTAATACAAACTCAAGTGAAAGATTAAGAATAGACAGCTCCGGAGACGTATTTATAACAGGCCAGGTTGGTATTGGAGCAACACCTGTATCACCTTTAACTGTAAAATCAAATTCAGTAAGCTCAGGTGAATCTGGTATAGTTATACAAGCAAACGGAAATACAAATAGTATAATTAAATTAGGAGAAAAAGCTACTGACGGAGCAAGGTTAGAAATGCTTGACGCTGGAGTTACTAAAATAGCTTTATTCACAGATGGTACAGGTAACTATATAACTGCAGGCAACGTTGGGATTGGAGTGACTAGCCCGGCTACTTTATTGCATACAGCGATATTACCAGTACCTTCAAGTACAGTTGCAAATGAATTAAGAATAGAAAGTAGAACTGTTACCGGCTACGGTGGGGAATCTAACATTAATCTATATACATCACAATACGGTAACCCAGGAATTTACTTTGGTAATCAAGCAGCAATAGCATCACAACCAGCTTCCATTAAGTTTACAGGATCTAGTAGCTTACTAACTATCAATACTACTGGGGCGTTCCAAGTCTCAAGAAGCGGTGTTCCTAGGCTGAATATTTCTAATACTGTCGCCTATTTTACTGGAATTAACGTTGGTATTGGGATGACTAATCCTAGCAGTAAATTAGAAGTAGACGGAGATATAAAAGGTGACTCATTCAGTAGTGACGGTAATGCTAAATTCTATACATGGAGAGCATTAGAAAATACAACTAATGGAACAAATATTTATCATAGAATAGCAAGAATTACTGCAACTCAATCCACCAGGTTTATTATAGAACTTGCAGGTAGATCTGCTTCCTACGGTGATGGTCAAATACCTGCTTATGGAAAACTTGTAGGGCAATTAAATAATGATAATAATTATGATTTAATTTACTACGATTTTACAAACGGTGTTAACGGAACTAGTCAAGTAGTTACTCAAATAGGACAAGTAGATGTAAGTACTACAGCAACAGACATTTATATACGAAACGGTGAATTCTCAGAAATCACAGCTACAGCACATATTTCTGATGGAACGATAACACCATACAGCAACAGTAACGGATCAACCTCTGCACCATCAGGATTTTCTACTGCAAACACAGCCACAGTATGGAACTCAACAAACTCAAGTGCACTTGCAGCTACATTAACATCATCGTTCCCAAAAGGAAGTACTACAAACTACACCACAGCAGCAACAAGTAATACTGACGCCTGGTATAAGTTATTTCAAATACAGGACAACAATTCTTGTCCAATAGAATGTCATATAAGGAGTTATGCTCATACATCGCTATCTTTCATAGCATCAGAGGGATATGCAGGAGGCGCAGCACATATCAACATTCTAGATGCACATGTAAGCTCTACCAATTCTGCCTATAAATTTATAGAAGGTATACGTATTACAGCATCAGGAGTTGTAGAAATACTACTGAATGGCGGAAGTAATGTATCCGTAGAAATGACATTAATTGGAGATGCAATTCCAGAATCATCATTAGTTGTTTCAACAGAAAGTACTGCAAATATAAGAGACTCAGTAACGTCCCTTTCAACCGGTATGGTAAGAGCTTACGGAGATGTATCGGTTGGAGAGACTTTATCATATACAAGACCAACAGCGAATAATCAATTCAGAGGTGAAATAGTTACTTTTGGAAATCACGGTACAATAACTGCAGGAGATCTAGTGTATCTTAATACTTCTGGCGCTTGGAACAGAGCAAAAGCAGATACAGGTACAACAAGTAAAGCTCTTTTAGGAGTAGCACTGGGAACTAAAGCTTCTGATGGGATACTATTAAGAGGTTTTTCAAGATCTACTGCAACTTTTACAGAATCTGTAAACGCAGGATTACCGTTATATGTAAGTACTGCCACAGCTGGAAATGCAACTGCAGCTATTCCAAGTACTACAGGACATATAGCTAGAATAGTAGGATACTCTACCGGAGTTTCATCAGAAATATACTTCTGCCCAGATAACACATTTGTAGAAATAGCATAGTAAAGTTAACATAAAATATATAAAGGAGATGCCAGAAGGAAAAAAGATAGAAAAAGCAGATCACAAGTTTGAATATAAGCCCGGTTACAAAGAAAAGGAATTAAATTTTAGCAAAAATAAAATATCATTTTCCGATGGTTTAGAGACCTTTAACATAATGATGGAGTGGGAAACTCCGATAATGAAAAGATCAGCTGAATGGGTAACAAACGATGGTAAAGCAGAAAGCGTATTAGAAATAGGATTCGGTATGGGGATAGCAGCAGGCCTGATACAGAAATACTCTCCAGATATACACACAATAGTAGAATTACACCCAGAGATAGTTATAAGAGCACAAGCATTTGCAAATACCCAAAACAAACTATTTAGTCAAAAAAAATCGACAGCCCATAAAAAGGTAGAAATTATTGGAGGAAAAGACTGGTATGGAGAATTCCAAAAAACGTTTGAAGAATCAAAATTAAGACAATACCATGCAGTTTTTATTGATACATATAATGACAATAATCTAGATAAGATTAAAGACTACATTACTAAAATACTAGCTCCAAAAGGAAGAATGACATGGTGGAATCCAATGCAAGATAGTATACCGGACGAAAAAACTCAAAAAAAACGAGGACTTACATATGAACGTATTAAAATGAGCGATCATGGAATATTGGTACCTAGTAATAAATACCATACAACAGATACGTACTGGATGCCTAAATACGAAAGATAATTAATATAATAACAAAAGAGTTATGCCAACAATACCAACAAGTAAACAGTCAATAGACGGAACAGTAGGACACTCACTAGATACAACAGGGTATACCTGGAGTGATACTAGAGATGCAAGTACCGGTTCTGGACTAGTATCTATTAACCCAACAGTAATGGGACCTGAAGCTTATAAACAAACAGGAGGTAGAGGAAATTTGTGGAAAATAAGTAGAGATATGTTATCTTTTAATTTCTCTGGGGTAACAGGTACAATAACACAGTTAAATTTAAAACTATATAAATCTACCGGATACACATCATTCAAAGACGTTATAGTAATTAAAAATAGTAATACATGGGATTCAAGCTTCTTTGCTTTAACTACAGCCGACTATAACGTAGACTTTAGTACCCCGTACTCTGCTGAATATACAATGCCAACAGGAGGATCAGGAACTTTAAAAACCATTTCGTTAAACTCGGATGCTAAAGCTGATGCAGTAGGTAATGCTAACTTTAATTTAGCAATATGCGACCATACCTATGACTTCAGTGACGTCGATCCAACAGGACTTTCAAACGACTTTGCTTCCTTTTATTACAATAACTCTTCTTACTACCCTAGATTAGAATATACATTAGATACTGGGTATGGTGAAATAGTTAACGGTGTTATAGCAGCTAATATAAACAAAATTAAAGACGTAGTAAGATTAAATGTAAGTAAAGTAATAGATACTCCATACAGCAGTACAAGTAGCTGGAGTATATCCGACATTACGACTGGAGGATCTAAAGATATAACCTCATTAATAAATGGATCTAACACTCCAGCAAACATTCAACCGTATGTTGATCCAACTGGTACTAAACTGTATGTGGTTGAGTATACCAATAAGAAAATTAGACAATTAAGTATATCAACGGCACACGACCTATCGTCTACAATTGCCAACGTTGGAATAAGCTCAGCACTTACTACCAGCTTTACGCATTTTCAAATGTCCAGCGACGGTACTAAAGCGTATATCCGATACAATAGCAGTATTGTACAGTATACGTTAAGCACAGCATGGAACATAACAACAATGGCAACTACCGGAACTTCCCTATCTTTCTTAGTACCTTTTGGAGGGTATCCAAAAGGATTACACTTTAGTCCTGATGGAACAGAATTGACTATAGTAACAGTAGATTCCTCACCTAATCAAGTAAATATAGTTAAGTGGGACCTATCAACAGCATGGAGCCTATCAACAGCAGGTACACCATCATATAATGATATTACAACAACCGGACCTAATGGTCCAATAACAATCGGCTCTATCGGCATAATGGAATTATGGACCGGAGAAACAATATATATGATAAATTGCAGTGCTACTGACGATACTTTATACGAAGACGGCGTAACCAATGCTGATTTTAAAGAGACTGACTCATTAACAGGTGTTGAAGGAAATTTTGCATCAATAGAAAATGGTAGCCACTATCTATACTATATGAAGAGATTAGGAGGCACTAGCCCGTTTACATGGACAATCCATCAGAAAGTGCTAGGTAACTTTACTCCATAGGTTAAAGTTATTTTTACTATATTTATATAAAGAACAATAAACTAAAGTTCAACACTTAATACAATAAAATATGAATACTTATAACTGGGACTGTAAAACAGTAGATGTACACCCTTCAGAAGGAGGACAAACAAACGTTATCTATAATGTACATTGGAGAGTAGAAGGTACTTCTGATGCACTAGACGCAAACGATAATGCCTACACTGCAACAAGTATAGGAACACAACACTTAGAGTTTACATCTGGAAGCGCATTTACTGCATTCGACGACCTAGCACATGCAACAATTATTAACTGGGTAAAAGCAGGAATGGGAGAAGCGCAAGTCAATTTAATACATGGAGGGATAGACTCACAAATTTCTGAATTTCAAACACCAACTTCAGTTACACTAACAGTAGAAGACTAAGAATAAAAAAATATAGTAAATAAGTTGTAGAATTAAATATTAGTTCTTATATTATATTATATATATAATTTAATCGATTAATTTAAAGTTAAAAAATGGCAAATCAAAAGTTATCAAAAGAAGAGTTAGGAAAGATTGAAGAAATCCAAAAAAGAGTTCAAGCTGTAAGAGCTGAATTAGGAAATGTAGGCCTAGCAGAAATAGATTTAAAAACTCGTAAGACTAACATCGAGCAGTACTTAACAGAAACACAAGAGCAAGAAGCTGCTGTAGTTAAGGAGTTAGAAGAGAAATACGGTAAAGGATCTATCGATTTACAGAACGGGGAATTCATTCCAACGGAAGAAGTTAAAGAAGAAGAAGTAGTTACTGAAGTAAAGTAAATCTACTAATTTAGTAATATTGGTTAGAGGGGAAGGTTTTGTACCTTCCCTTCCTATTTATATACAAATAACTACCTGTACACTACAGGAACGGTTTACAAAATAAGCTGATATTTATAAAAGACATTTAAATAAACTTCATTAAACATGGCAGAAACAATTATCTCTCCAGGTGTATTCACAAGAGAAAATGATATTTCATTTATCCAACCAGCCCCTGTAGCAGCAGGCGCTGCAATTATCGGACCAGCAGTAAAAGGACCAAAAGAAATTCCAACATTAGTTACCTCTTACGGTGATTATGTAAGGAAATTTGGTACTACTTTAACATCAGGATCTAACTCTTATGAATTCTTAACTTCTATCGCAGTTAAAAATTATTTTCAACAAGGTGGTAACTCAGTATTAGTTTCTAGAGTAGTAACAGGATCATTCGATTCTGCTTCATCTACTACGATAAGTAATACTACTACTGCAACAGGTACAGCATCAGCTTCAGGTTCTGGAGCACTTGTTTCCTTAGCAATTGCAGGACAGGAATTCAATGTTGTAGATACTTCAAGTAATACGGTATATAACTTTACAGGAATTACTAACGGAGCTATTCTACCTGACAACAATGTAAATTCCAACCTATACTTTTTTGATGTAGGTACCAATATAGAAGGAAGTATTGATAATTTAGGAGCTGTAATTAACAGCCTTAGTAATCTACCTTTTGATGTTGATCTAACTCATTCACCAGCAACAGAAATTGAAGTAGTTGCATCTACAGCAGGAACAGCAGGTAACTCTTTTAATTTTGTTACCGGTTCTGTCGCAGGAGGAGAACCTGACTCTATTTTATTTAGCTTAGAAGGAGGTACACAGACAACATCTACTACTACAAACTCATTTATATTAGCAACCTTAGGAGAAGGTGAAATATACAATAATGCACTTAGTACGAATTCAATAGCACAAAACTCAGATAGTTCACTAGTATCGGGTAGTGCTGATAACTTAAGATGGGAAGTAAGTAATAAAAATGAAGATTTAGGTACATTTACTTTAAGTGTTCGTCAAGGAGATGATAGCTTAAAAAACAAAATTGTACTAGAAACATTCAACAACTTATCTCTAGATCCTAAATCAGCAAATTATATAGAGAGCGTAATAGGAAATCAACAAAAAGTGCTAGCAACAGACGGAGATGGTTCGAAATATATTCAAACACAAGGAGAATATGTTAATAAATCAAACTACATAAGAGTTTCTAGTGTACCAGCACAGACATTAGATTATTTAGCAAACGACGGAGCAACAGTTAATACTGATTCAGAAGGAGTAAGTTATGTTAATTCTCTTCCAATAGCACAATCAGGATCATTCTTTGGAGCAAATGGAGCTCATTTTGGAGACAGGCATGCTAAATTTTTCGGAGAAATAACAGGAGTAGATTCACAAGGACTTACCGGAGCAAACTATTCAGACGTTATATCAGTATTAGGAAATAATGACGACTACATATTTAACATTATATCTGCACCAGGGTTAGCTTATAACTTAACCGGACACACTACACCTATAGACAGTCTTATATCTTTAGCAGAGACTAGAGGAGATTGTATAGCAGTAGTAGACTTAGTAGACTACTCAGTAACAGGTGAATCAACAGTAACAGGACAAGCAGCAGGACTTAACAGTTCTTACGCAGCTTCTTACTGGCCATGGTTACAGACTCAATCTGCAACAGGCAGAAACGAATGGATTCCAGCATCAGTTGTTATTCCAGGAGTATATGCTTTCACAGATAACAGTTCAGCACCTTGGTTTGCACCAGCAGGATTAGTAAGAGGTGGAATTACAGGAGTAATACAAGCTCAAAAGAGACTAACAAGAACTCAGAGAGATACACTATACTCTAAGAAAGTAAATCCAATAGCTTCTTTCCCAGGACAAGGAATATCAGTATTCGGTCAGAAGACTCTACAGACTAAAGCATCAGCATTAGACAGAGTAAATGTAAGAAGATTGTTAATTGAGTTGAAAAAGTTTATTGGAGACGAATCAAGAAACTTAGTATTCGAACAAAATACATTAACAACTAGAAACAGATTCTTAGCTAAAGTAAATCCTTACTTAGAGTCAGTAGTACAAAGACAGGGTCTATATGCTTATAGAGTAGTAATGGACGACACAAACAACACTGCAGACGTAGTAGACAGAAATCAATTAATAGGTCAAATCTTCATTCAACCAGCCAAAACTGCTGAATTCGTAGTACTAGACTTTACAATTGAGCCAACTGGAGCAACTTTTGCAGGATAAATTTAAATTAAGATATTTATAATAAACAATAAATAAAATGGCAGTATTAGATCCAAACGAAATTATGTTTAGAGCCTTCGAACCGAAGGTACAGAATAGATTCATCATGTACATGGACAACATTCCATCATTCATGATAAAAACAGTATCAGCTCCTTCGTTTGAAGATGGGGAAGTTGTGCTAGACCACATCAACTCTTACCGTAAGATTAGAGGGAAGAGAATGTGGAATGATATGGACATGACATTATATGATCCAATTACACCTTCCGGAGCTCAAGCAGTAATGGAATGGGCAAGACTATCTTACGAATCAGTAACAGGTCGTGCAGGGTATTCAGATTTCTACAAAAAAGACTTAACACTTAATGTTTTAGGTCCAGTAGGAGACGTAGTATCAGAATGGATTATTAAAGGTGCATTTATCAAAACTATGTCACAAGGGGACTTTGACTGGTCAGCACCAGATGCAGTTGAATTATCAATGACTGTAGCAATGGATTATTGCGTACTTAATTACTAATACAAGCCTTAATATAAATAAAAGCTCGATTAATTTCGGGCTTTTGTTGTTTTAGAAAAGTATTCTTCGTATATTTATACTAAGAACTAGTTTTAATTAATAAAATTTATGGAACAAACACAAAAATTCCCAACGGAGATAGTAGATCTACCTTCTATGGGTAAACTTTACCCAAAAGAATCCCAACTATCTAGCGGTACAATTGAAATGAAGTATATGACTGCTAAAGAAGAGGATATTTTAACCAACCAGAACTATATAGAAAAAGGTATAGTAATTGATAAACTACTTAAAGCTCTTATAGTAGATAAGACTATAAACTACAACGAATTGCTGGTGGGAGATAAAAACGCTCTACTAATAGCAGCACGTATTTTAGGCTACGGTAAAGATTATGAGTTTAATTATAACGGATTAACAGAGAAAGTTGATTTATCTTTACTAGATAATAAGAAACTACATACGGATATTGTAAAAGCAACTGAAAATGCCTTTAACTTTACCCTACCTACCACAGGACACGTTATTACATTTAAACTACTTGCACACGGAGATGAATCAGCGATTGATCAAGAAGTGAAAGGGCTTAAAAAAATTAACAAAGAATCATCAGCTGAATTATCTACTAGACTAAAGCATATGATTACGGCAGTTAACGGTGAAGCAGAGAAAAAAACCGTTAGATCATTCGTTGATAATCAATTCTTAGCAAGAGACTCTAGAGCGTTTAGAAACTACCTTAGAGACTTTCAACCAGACGTAGACATGAAGTTCTATCCAGAGGACGGTCCAGAAGGGGGGATAGATATCCCAATTGGGGTTAATTTTCTTTGGCCTGACGCCGTCGTATAGGTTATCTGTATTTACGCAAATTCATGAAATAGTATTCCACGGCAAAGGAGGGTTTGATTACGATACGGTATATAATATGCCTATATGGTTAAGAAACTTCACCTTTCAGAAATTACAAGACCATTTCGAAAAAGAAAAAGCCGAATACGATAAAATTAATAAGAAATCCCAGACAATGAAAGGTGGACAAGTAAAGAAACCTTCTTACAGTACAAAGGCTCGTAAATAACGCGAGCCTTTACTATTTATAATAAACTTACTATATAAATGGCAGAAGGTAATTTAAATAAAGAACTAATACTCTTAAAGAGGCAACTTGAAAACTTAGGTGCTAAACCTAGAGAAATTGATGCTATAACTGCCGCATTTACGGCATTAACAGGAAATGTAGCAGGAACTGCTGCTGAAATGGAAAGAGTACGTAGCCGTGTAGCACAGTTAAATACTGAAGCTGAATCACTAAACACTCCTTTTAAAGACCTTTTAGAAATAGTTCAGAAAAATGCAGCAGCTTTAGATAATAATGTTTCTGCAATTTCCAAAGCTAAATCTCTTCAAAATAAAGTTGTAAGTATTACTCAGGAGTTAAAAATGGATAATGAAGGTATCACCGACCTATCCAAACGTCAGCTCGATACTAAATTAGCGACCTTAGAAAAAACTAGGCAGCAATTAGGTGCAAACTCCGACCTTGCTCAAATTCAACTTGACCAGCTTAAGATAACTAATAAATCATCTGATGCTGATAAAGCCCGAGCTGTTAAACTTAGTGAGATACTAAAATACCAGGCAGATTTTGATGCAGGATTAGGAGGTATTCTAGCTAGAACAAAACAAAGACTTGATTTAGAAAGGTCTATAAATGAAAATATGGGTGTAGCCGGTGCCTTAGTAGGAGGTACTGGTGCATTAATGGAAAGACTAGGTATGAGATCTGGTATTTTCCACCAAGCTATGGAAGACGCAAACGAAGAAATGCGTGATATGGCAAAAAACATGGGGGAAAATGTTTCCTTTATGAATAAGCTTAAAATAGCAGCAAAAGGTTTTTCAACTTTAGCAGATGGCTTCGGCCCTGCATTAAGGGATCCGACAGTTATAGTAGGTAAGATAGTAACCGCGTTCTTTGATGTTAATAAAGCACAAACAGAATTCATACAGTTAACAGGTCAATCAGCAGCCTCACTCGGTGGAGTAAACACTGAAGTAGCCTCTATGACTGATTTGTTAAAAACAGCAGCAGCTTTTACTAAACAGACAGGATTAAATGCAGCCGCTATATTTACACCACAACAGATAGGTCAAATAGCAGATGCTACAGAATTATTAGGCATTTCAGCTGAACAAGGAGTTAAGCTAGGAATGATAATGAAACAGACAGGTAAGTCTGCTGATGATATAGGAAATGCCATATACCGTAACGTAGATGCAGGAATATCAAACAAAGTAGTCTACGACGATGTATTGAGTGCTTCTGATGACATAGTTGCTTCATCAGGCGGTAACGTAGAAGCATTAGGTAGAGCAGCATCAGCTGCTAGAAAGCTAGGTTTAGATTTAAGTAAAGTAAATCAAATAGCTGACGGTTTACTGGACTTTGAAGCATCTATTGAAAGTGAACTAGAAGCACAACTACTTACAGGTAAAAATATTAACTTAAATAAAGCAAGAGAATTAGCATTAAATAATGATCTTGAAGGAGTAGCAAAAGAATTAGAAAAAAACGGAGCATCTGCAGCAGAATTTGCTAAAATGAACCGTATACAGCAACAGTCTTTAGCTAAAGCTATGGGATTGTCTAGGGAAGAACTAGGTAAGATGGTATTGACTAAAAAAGCAATGGCTAATATGTCTGACGACGAAATTGCAAACGCCAGAGGAATGACCTTAGAACAGTCCAAACAAATGGATATTCAGTCCAGAATTACGAAATCTACGGATAAGTTAGCACAGGCATTTGCTCCAATCTTAGAAGCAGTAGTTCCTATAGTAGAAGCATTATTATCAGTAATTAGGCCCATAGCAGCCGCTGTCGGGTATCTTTTAAAGTTCAAAGCAGTATCCATTGCATTAACAACAGTACTTACTGGAATTGCCGGTTTTTTCGCAGTTAAAAAAATAGCTAATTTTGTCGGTGTAGGAATAAAAGGGTTTAGTGCAATGAGATCATCCCTAGGCGGACTGGGGAAAGGACTTGAAGGAGTTAAAGGTCTGTTTGGAAAAGCAGGGAAAAGCATAACAGACTCATTTAGTAAAGGGTTGGGAGACAAAACAAAAGTAGCTTTTGATAAAAATATAAATCGATTTAGAGATCAGGCAACTGGTAAATTAGTATCTGCTGATAATGCAAAAAAACTAGGAGCTAAAATGCCTGATAGTTTAAAGAAAACAGGCGATACTGTAGGAGATTTAGGTAAGAAAACAAAAAACGTAAAAGCAGATTCAGGAGCAGGCATCAGAGGATTTCTTAAAGGCCTAGGAGATGGATTGGCATCTATAGGTAGACAGATAGGTGATGTTATAAAAGGATCTATAGCAATAGGAGTTGCAGGATTAGCTCTTGGAGGTTCATTTGCACTTGCATTAAGAATGGTTAAAGATGTAGATCCGGCACAAATGCTTGCATTTGCAGGATCATTAAGTATGCTAGGACTGACCTTAGCAGTATTAGGAAAAATTGGAGGAAGTGTAATACAAGGAGCTTTAGCAATGGGAATTTTAGGAGCAGCTTTGATACCCGCAGCATACGCATTTAGCTTACTAGACGGTATTAAACCAGGTCAAATGTTTGCATTTGCTGGTGCTTTAACACTATTAGGATTAGCAGCAGCAGGTTTAGGATTCTTATTTCCCTTTATAGCAGCAGGAGCAGGAGCAATAGCCTTACTAGGAGCTTCATTACTACCAGTAGCATTTGCATTTAACATATTAGGTAATTCACCTATAGAATCTATTATAGGTAAATTATCCGGATTAGCATCAATAGCACCACAGTTACTAATGGTAGGAGCAGGATTGATGTCTATAGCTGCAGGATTAGGTATGGTAGCCATTTCAGGAATCGCAGCAATACCGGCTCTAGCCGCTTTATCTGCTTTTGCTTTAGTAGCCTCTCCATTAGCAGCCCTTGGAGGACTGTTTGGAAATGAAGAAGAAGACAAAGACAACTCAATGGCAGAAATATCATCTAAACTAGATACTCTTATATCGGTAGTGTCAGCAGGAGGAAATGTATACCTAGACGGCGATAAAGTAGGAGAGACACAGGTACTAGGTAACTATAAACTTTCTTAACTTCTATTTATAATAAAATAAACTAAATTTAATAATTATGGCTAACGGAATAATAGACAATCAACTACCTAATTCGAACTTAGGTTTAAAAGGAGCAACACCACCTCAAAGAAATGGAGCAAAAGGAAAATCTACTCTACATTACCAATCATCGTTAAATAACATACCAGCGATTAATCAAAGTCCTTCAGGACTGGATCTAGATGGAGTAACCCCGGACAAATACTCAGATAACCCTCCAGCATAAGCTCATGCCAATTATAAGGAACCTTAAAAAAGACTTTGAAGAAGGCCGTATGGATACTTTACGTTCAGTAACCTATAAGGAAACTGGTACTGAGGCTCCTTATGTTTCTAAGCCAATAGGTAGTTCATCCGACCAAATTACAAAAAGGATTGACGATCTAGCCCGTATGGGAAAAATGCTTACAGACAATCCGGGACTGAAACACTTGTCAAAAGAAGCATTACTTAAGCAGGGAGAGATAACGGATAAGTTAAGAAGAAACAGCAAATATAATACCGGTACAGATGTAGGTAATTTTCTTAGAAGAGCAACTGGAACAGTAGAACACTTAGCATTAGTTGCAGGGTCTACCCTAGCACAGATTCCTGTCAATGGAACTGGTACACATTTTGTTAGAGGATTTAAAAGAGATACATACTTACAGGAATCTACCGGATTTAAAACTCCTGTTGCCGGGTCTACATACTCCCTTGAAGGTGAGAGCGTTCCTATGTCGGAAGTCAATTCTAGCTCAACACTTCCAACTAACAACACAACTGCTACACCAGGTGATTTAGGAAGTTTAAATATAGGAACAGAAGGAAAACTAGAAGGAATAGGCCGTACTGATAGTAAATACAGTCAGTATGCGACCTTTACAGGAGAAGATACTGTTAAAAATGCTAATAATGTTCAAAGCGGAGCAAGCATAGCTAAACCATCAGAACTCCTCAGAAATACAACACCATCACCAGAAAGTTTAGGTGTGTCCAATAAGGATGTAATAGGGGATATACCTGAGAAAGTAAATTCAAGCAATTACCGCCCGGATACTACCTATACAGAAACTGATACAACTAACAATGCAAATGCTGTCCGTACTGGAACCCCAGTTAGTAACCCTAAAGGAGAAGGACTATTTAACCAGACTTTTAGTAAACAGACAACAGCCGCAAAGGAGCAATTCGGTATAACAAATACTGGAGTTCAAGGAGATACAGCATCTCTATTAAATACCGATATAACTAAGTTTGAATTAGGGGATAAGAAAACTAAATTAAACACACAAGGTAATATAGTAGCAGCACAACCTGGAAGTACCGGAAGTAAAATTAACATACCCTTAACTGAATCCCCAACCCCGGATGAGTTTGTAGATAGGCAAATGTCTAAACAACTATTTTCCTCAGGTAGTACATATACAGGAGAACAGGCTAAAGATCACATAAACATACTCAAACATGGAGACGGTATATCAGCAGGTTTAGGAAATAGGGTGAACCTTAATGATGATACCATTGCAGGAACTTCTCAACCGATACCGAATAGATTAGATACAGAATCAGCTACATATAATCAACTTAGTTCTTCAACTAAAATAAAAGATTTTAGAGAAACTGATGATTTTGGAGGTGGAATAAGAAATACATACTCTTTTGACTACAATGATATAAGTATTAATAAAGAAAGAAGAGTAGGCCTAGGCAATCCAGGTAAATCATCAAGACTTAGAACATCTTACACAGTTTCTGACCCAGATACAGTAGATAAAATTAATGCACTAGATGTAAGTGAGAAACCTTTAGACGGAATAGAAGAAAACAGGGACTTAATTCAATTGGAATTCCAAGTTATAACACCAGAGGAAACATATTATATAGCCTTCAGAGCTTTTCTTGATACATTTGACGATAGTTTTAATGCTTCATGGAATTCTAGCAAATACTTAGGAAGAGCAGACAGTTTCTATACATACAATGGATTTGAAAGATCTATAAATATAGGATTTAAAATAGCAGCACAATCAAGAGAGGAAATGAAACCTCTTTACAGAAAAGCAGCTACTTTAGCTTCTGTAACTGCACCTTCATACGGTACAGGTGGAAGATTTATGAGAGGTACTATAGCTAAAGTAACTGTAGGAGATTATATTTACGAACAACCAGGCATAATAGAATCAGTTCAATATACTTGGCAAAAAGATTACCCTTGGGAAATATCTTTCCAAAACCCAGAAAAAGAAGGAGGAAAAGATCAAATACTACCTCATGTTTTAGATGTAAGTATATCATTTAAAGTAATACATGATTTCCTTCCTGAAGTAGGTGTGACACCGTTTATAACAAACCACAGGCCTATTAAAGGTAATAAAGACGTATACATTCCTTTAGAAGATAGGAAATTTATAATACCGGAAACAGCTGCAGAAAAAAGAGAAAAGTTAGCTAAAGAAGAAGCAGCTAAAAAAGAAGAAGCAGCAAAAGCAAAGCAAACAGCTGAGGATACTATATTAGTGGAAAACGGACTTACCGGTCCTTTAGAAAACCCGGATTCTTCAAGAGGAGCAAGCACAGACAGCACTACAAATCAAGGAATCCCCGGTATTAGTTTATAAATAAAAATAAAATTCGTATATTACAAATATGGGTAGAAGATTTAAAAAAATACCAACAGTTAATACAAAAGATGGAACAGTTTACAAAAGAAACGTTATCTATCCAGAAATACCTTTGAACGAAAACGATGTATATGTTCTATCCCAGTATGGAGACAGGTACGACACATTAGCTTTAGAATTCTATAAAGACTCGGAACTATGGTGGATTATATCATCTGCAAACAACTACCAAAAAGGTTCATTAAACATAACACCAGGAGTACAATTAAGAATCCCGGCAGATAAAACATCAGCAATACAGTTATACGAAGAAGTTAATAAAAATAGATAATGTCTAAAAAAGGAAAAGATAAGCCTCAAGGCCAACCTCAAGATGTTATAGGAGGTGGGATAGATGGAAGTGTAGTCGAGCAACTTATTGCACGTGAAAACCTTATAGCTTCTACAAAGAGAGATAACAACCATTTACTATTCTATAATAGTAACGGTGCATGGGCAAGGATAGTATCTAGTATTAACACAATAACTAAAGAAGAGACAGAAGCATTAGCAACAGGAGATAAAACAATAAGTGACGTAGTAGGTAACAAAAACTTAGCTTATAATAATGTAATAATGGGCGGTACCGTTAAACAAGGTACTGCTAACGAACCTACTTCAATAGGAGGAGGAGTTAATCAATCAAAACATAGTCCAATAAATATTGATATGGACGGCTACGCTTCTAGTGGCGATACTAAAGACAGTGCTTACCACAACTATGAGAGCTTAGGACATAGACCAACACCGGGGATTAATTCTGTCTCCGTTAAATCTAAAGGTACTTACGGTAGTTTAAGAGAAGCAGAAGTAAACGTAACCGTATGGACATTGGAGGACTTAGAGATGATGCAAGCTCTATACCTACGTCCCGGCTTTACCATACTACTAGAATGGGGGCACTCACTTCAATTAGATAGTAAATCCGGAGAAGTTATAAAAGATATTCAGTACTATAGAAAGTTTTTAAGAAATAAGGTACCAAAAAAGACTATACAAAATGACTTAAAAGAAATTGCTTTTGATTCAAGTTACAATTACGACTCAATGGCAGGTTATATTTCAAACTTTAACTGGACCTTCAGAGAAGACGGAGGATACGACTGTATGATTAAAATTATTTCATCAGGTACAGTTTTGGAATCAATAGCAGTTACTTTCGATACTTCAAACGTTTATCCACCCGATCAGTTGGAAAGTTGGAAAAAAGATAAAGGGAAAAAAGAAAGAAGATCTATTTACCATAAACTTTTTGTAGAACTTGAACACCTAGTAGGTGATCCCGATTCATCGGTACAGGAAATTACACAAAACGTTGTAGACTTTACTCAATCTGTAGGGGATGTACAAACAGCAGCAGCATTAGCATTAGCAACAGGTAATACCGATTTACTTGTAAGTGCATCCGCAGAAGCAGTAGAGGACTTTACTGAAATATTTACAGGAGATGATGAAGCAGCATTCGAGGACTTACAGAACGTGAAAACCTCTACAGGAAGAGCTCTACTAAAGGATACGACTTTTAAAGCAAAGTACGATAAAGTAGTAGGAGGAGGATCATTAACATATAAAAATACATCCTATACCTGGACTAAAGAAATGCCACTGTCTCAATATAGTGAAAATAAAGTCGTACCCTACTTAGAAGAAAAATTCGGTATGTACGGACTTAAGTTTACAAAAACAGGAATTGGGAACAATGTAAACATAACAGTAAAAGGAGATGCATCTAGATCACAAGATTTTGACCTAAATACATTAACATCTCCAGGCTCTAGAAAGGAGACCTACGATATAATGGACTTTATAGTTGAAAATGGTAAATTACCGGGTAATTAAAAAATTATGGCTAGTACGTATACACAAAAGGGACTTAAATACTTAAATACTACACCTAAGATAGTAGAGCAACTACCGTCTAGTGAAAAACCTAACGCTATAAATATATGCAAAAGCCTTAAATCCGCAGGATACACTAAAGCAGGAGCACATGCTGTGTTATCTAATGTAGATAGAGAGAGTTCATTTAACCCAGAAAAATTAGAAAGAGTAAGCTCTACCGCAGGATACTCAGCTTCTAGTGACATAGGTGGAAAAGGGGGTTATGGGTTAATACAGTGGACTGCTTCCAGGAGAAGAGGACTAGAAAAAGCAGCTAATTACGATAAATCAACTAGAGATAAATTAGATTTCCAAATCAAGTACTTAGTAAAAGAAAAGAAGGGTAAAGCTATTGCAAGTATTCTTAAAAGTGAGACTAATCCCGTAATTGCATGTTTAGAGTACCTGTTTCTAGATGTTAGATCTGGATCAGCAATACGTTTTAGAGATGCAGCCAAAGCAGACAAAGTACCTGGAACCGACGAAATAAAGAGAGTACAGAGAAGGGTAGATTCTATTTGGAGAGTTCAAAGTATAGTAGATGAAGTCTACGGCGGCAAGTTAACAGACTACCCTACAGGCAATACCCCTACAGAACAGGGTACAGGAAACAGCGCTAACAGTTCACCTAACTCTACTACACCTACAGATCCAGATAAAGTAAATCAAGATAGTAATACTAAGCAGAGTTCTGGAGAGATTCCAGCTAGTGATCGAATACCAATATACACTATAGATAGCTTTACTAGAAAACAAGCAGAGCATTTTAAAAAGACATTAAATGGGTTTGTAGCATTCAGATTAGAGTCTATAGAAGAAAAAGACACAGGTACTTTTGATAACGATGATTTAAATGAATACTGGATACCCATGTATGTTATGTTGGACATCTACAACCAGTATATCAGCTTAATAGATGCCACAGCAGAACCGGAAAAAGGGACTAATACACCTGGTCGTAAACTAACAGAGTTTTATACCGGATATCAAGATGAAGATGACAGCAAAAAAGAATACCAAAAAGAATGCAAATTTCTTACAAACGAAATGCACTTTTCTATTGACCCTATGGTATGTGTACTTCCGAGGTCTGTGGATAATATAAAACTTTATGACTCTAAGAAAATAATAATACCGTGGAGAGATCCTATGTTAGGATTTGACACTACTTCTTACGCTCCTGGACTACTATGGAAAAATGGCTTTCATAAAAATGTAGCAGAAGCACTAGAACGAGGACTAATGAGAGGAGGTACAGATGATGTACTGAATATACTTGTCTCTTGTCAAATGTTACAACAGGAATTAGATAAAATTATCTCCAGTAATAAGGATTCAGATCAAAACGAGGGTAATGATATGGTTTCTTTCCTAAATGTACTTTTAAAAGCAGTAAACGAGGCATTAGGAGGAATAAATGATTTAGAAACTATATACAATGAACAGGATGATATGTTCTACATAGTAGATCGAAAAGTAACACCTCCTCTACGTAACATACTTCCAACTATAAGCCTATCAGGAGTAGGTTCCACAATTACTAAGCTGAATATATCTAGTAAGATCAGTTCAAATATCGGTAGTATGATATCGATCGCAGCTCAAGGTACAGGAGGACACACAAAAGATAATATAGCACCTTTGTTAGAATGGAATAGAGGTTTATTGGACAGGCACATAATACACAAAACTCAAAAAAATACAGAGGATAACAAACAAGTAAAGGAAAATAGAGAAACACCTGAAGATGCAAGATTAAAGAAGTGGACACTTGCTTACTACGAGTACTGGCAAGAGATTAATGGGGAAAACTGGTTTGACAATGGAGATTACGACCGATCAGCAGTAGCAAATATAAAAGGATACCATAAAGAATGGTGCCAGAAGTGGGTTGTTGAAAAAAGAAGTAAGTCAAAAGACAGTCCTTTACCGGCTCCCGGAGTAATTCCAGTAGAACTTTCTTTTACAACTATGGGAATAGGAGGATTAAAAATAGGACAAGCATTTTTAGTTACAGAAGGTATACTACCGTTCCAGTACTCAGAAAATTTTGGATTTATTATAACCGGGTTGTCACATAATATTGCTGAAGGTAAATGGACAACTGATGTTAAGACACAATTCTACTCAACTCGACCTCCAACCCCAGAAGAAATAGCATTCTTTAACGAAAAACATAATTCAGAAGCAGCACCATATCAAAATACAAATTCAAGTTCTTCAACTTCAGGAGGAAGTTCAGGAAATGTAGTTGTAGAAGGAACACCTTGGGAAGCAGCTCCAGATATTTACATACCGGCAAATCAAAGAGTTACTTATCGAAGTAATATTACAAAGCAGAAAAGACCTGTTCCAGTTCAAAAACAATTGATGGACATATTAGCACAAGCTGCAGAAGAATGTGACGTAACAATAAGTATCTCATCAGCTGGTAATGTACCAAGACCACAACGTGCAAATTCACTATTTACAGGACCCGGTGTGAACAGTAAGAATTCATTAGGAAGTAATAGACATGATAATGGATTCGCAGCAGATTTTGCTATATATTATCAAAAACAACAGCAAAACGTTGCAGAATCTGTGACACCGAAAGCAATGGAGTATTTTAAAGCTATTAGAAGATTAGGAGTGCAGAGTATAGGTACAGGAGCAAATTATATGAAGGGTACATCTACTCACGTAGATATAGCAGGTGGAAATTCAAGAACAGGAACAATTAAGACCAACTTTACAGCTCCAGGCAAAGGACCGGTATCTTCATGGTTAAGGCAATTTATGAAAAATACAAGAACTGCAAATAATGCTCCTACCGGAACATTTGGCGGAAAGACACTTAAATTAGTAGACTAATATGTACTTACCTAAATCACAGTATAAACTAACTGATATGAGCGAACTACCTGGAAATGTAGTAGCTTTGCTAAATCAAGCAGGAGAATTAATAGAATCAAATAAGAAAATAGTTTTAACAGCTTACGGAACTATCTTCGACACAGTAGGTATTGATTTTGACAAAGGAGATTTTTCTAAAGCAAAAAAACTTTTCATACAAAAATCAGATGAGGAGTTTGATAGAGATACAGAAGATAACCCAACACTCTCTTCTGATTCAAATGCAAAGTCTCTGAAACTACCACCAACAACAGCAGACAGAAACAAAGGAGTAGTTAAGAGATGTTTCTACTACAACAAATGTACAGGTAAAGCATCGGAGATATCTAAACCTCAGCTAAAAAATTTATCTATAAATAAAGACCACTGTACTGTATTGGCTATAGCTGATTGGTATATTAAGGGTTCCGCTAAAGATCGAACTGTGAATGGGTATTTTCTAGAAGGTTTAGAAACTGTTAATAATAAGACTATACAGGAAATTAAAAAAACGATTCCGGTGATAGAAGCATTAATAAAAAGTCCTTTGGAATACGTAGAAGACATCTTTATACCTACATCTACAGAATATAAACCACAAATAAACGATATTGTTATACCTTCCCCAGGAAAAGAGTTGTAGATACGAAATATTTTCGTATATTATAATAAAGGTTACAAACAAGTGTTTTATATATTAGAATCAAAAGATCAAATCGACTGGTTGGAAAACCAAACTAATTCTCCTCTATACGTAGATGTAGTTAGTACAAATTTCTATTACCACTCTAAATTAACTTCAACAGTAGGAGTATACATTAGAGTTGTAGGAGACAATCAAGGGTACTTCATTCCTATCTCTCATGAGGATGGATTGAATGTAGAAAAAGAACGTATCTGCAACATTCTTAATAAAGCACAAACACTTTATACTTTAAATAAGAAAACACTTCTATATCACTTTAATCTACAGAGAGCTATAGACATATCTTTAGTTTATTCAATGAGTAATTATAAGAGATTAGAATACTCTATATCAAATACAACTATTGACTGGTATTATAGAACCCACAGTGAAAATCCTAACATTAATAGAATAGTTCCCATAGTTAAACTCTACCAGAGATCTGAAAAGATATTCGATCAGATAGAGCAATACCTGGAGTTACCAATACCAGATGGATTCGACTTCTATAATAATATGACTACAAATGTGTTCTTCTTACTGGAACAGAACGGTGTAGGTACAGTGTACGATGCATTTAATGAGTTGTTTAAACCGAAAAATCCATTATATAATACAGAAAATAATAGAGTATATACTGAATATAACCTATATAATAATACATCTAGACCGACAAATACATTTAACTCTGTAAACTTTGCTGCGATACCTAAGACACCAGAACATAGACAATGTTTTAAACCTCAGAATGACTTTTTTGTAGAGTTTGACTTCGACGGATATCATTTAAGGCTTCTAGCAGAACAGTTAGATTATCCGCTAACTAATGAATCGGCTCATAAGCAGTTAGCTAAACAGTATTTTGGTAAGCAAGATATATCTGAAGAAGAGTATAACAGAGCTAAACAGATTAATTTTCATGCCATATACGGGAAGATACCAGAAGAGCATAAAAATCTTAAAATATTTAAAGAAGTACAGGAGTATATAGATGCTATGTGGAAGAGTTATACCGAATCAGGGTGTGTTTGGAATCCACAATCAGGAAAAGCATTTACAACTAAACTTCAAGATATGAATCCAGCTAAGTTAATGAATTATATGATGCAATCGTTGGAGACCTCAAATAATATCATTATATTAAAAGATATACTAAAGTACTTAAGAGATAAAAAATCATTTATAACGTTGTACACTTATGATGCGATTTTATTTGACTTTAGTAAAGAAGACGGTAAACAGACTTTATCAGAGATACAAACAATAATGGAAAACCAGGGAAAATACCCGGTAAAATTTAAATATAGCACTAATTTAGTGTTATAAATCAGCACAACTATTTATATATGATAACAACAACTAATACACCAAGGTTCGATTACGATATAGAACCTATTTTTACCAGCGACGATATGAGCAATAAGCTGTTTTGTACCTTTTCGACAGAAGAAGGACTTGAAGAGGTTTTAACATCAATTCAAGATAGATACAAAATTATATATAATAAAATATTTGTACTGTATTCTAAAAGTCAAGATGAATATATGTGTACATATAATGTAGATTTTGGAAATGTAGGAGCTTTTATAGATAACACTATACTAGTACATAGAAAGAAAGAAACTAATACTCTTTATACTATTAATGCCTTAAACACATTAATTAAAGAACTTAACGGCGGTACATTAGATACTAGCTATAGAATAAACTGGCCTGATTATCGCAATTGCGTACTTCTTACTAAAGGTCCGGAACTCAAAAGAGTAAACACAAAGTTATATAAAATTATTGAGCTTTAGTTGGCTCTTTGATTTTTTATTCCTATATTAATAATAAGTTATAATTTAAAATCAGTTATATGGATATCAATGCAATCAGAGCTAAACTAGATGCTCTTAACTCTAATGGTCAGGAGAGAGAAAAAACAGACTACACTAAAATCTTTTGGAAACCAGAATTAGGTAAACAGACAATACGTATTGTACCGTCTGCATCTGATCCTTCTTTTCCCTTTAAGGAGTTAAAATTTCACTACGGAATTGGTAAATTTCCAATGGTAGCACTTTCCAATTTTGGCAAGCAGGACCCTATTGAGGAATTTGTTAAAGAGTTAAGAAAGACAAGTGATAAAGACAATTGGTCATTATCGGGAAAGATCTCACCTAAAACTCGTATTTTTGCACCAGTTATAGTAAGAGGAGAAGAGGATAAAGGAGTCCGATTATGGGGATTCGGAGTAACAATCTATAAAGCATTACTTGCTTTAGCAGAAGATGAAGATATTGGGGACTTCACAGACGTAATAAACGGATGGGATATGGTAGTAGAACAACAAAAAGGTAATCCTTACCCTGAAACTACTGTTAGAATTAAACCAAAACAAACTCCATTATCAGATAACAACGAACATGTAGATACTTGGTTAAAGACTCAACCTAACCCGGTAGAAGTACATACCCAGTATGATTACGAGTTTATTAAGAAGAAACTACAAGCATATTTAGATCCAAATGCAGTAGAAGAGAGTAATGATACTCCGAGTACTACTAAAGAGGATAAACTGCCAGAAAGCTTAGGTCAACAAAAAACAGACTTTACTTTGGAAACAGCTACGGCTGGCAACAAAGACACAGTTAGTAAATTTGATGACTTATTCAACGAGTAAATATGGCAAAACAGAGAAAAGAAGTAAAAGCAGCCGCATCCGCGGCAGTAAAGAAGGGCTTTAATTTAGGTAATTTTAAGAAGAAGAAAGGCTTCTCTAATGCATCTGTAAAGTTTAAAGAACAGGGATGGATTCCTTTATCGAAAGCATTCCAAGACATAACTTCATTACCGGGTATTCCTACAGGACATATTACCCTACTAAGAGGTCATAGTGATACAGGAAAAACAACTGCTCTATTAGAAGCTGCAGTTAATGCACAAAAGCAAGGTGTTTTACCGGTATTTATTATCTCAGAGATGAAGTGGTCATGGGAACATGCTAAGGAAATGGGACTAGAATTCACAGAGGTATTAGATGAAAACGGGAAAGTTACAGACTACGAAGGTTTTTTCTTATATGCGGATAGAGGAACGTTAAACACAATTGAGGAAGTAGCTGTACATATGGCTGACTTAATCGATGAACAATCAAAAGGTAATTTACCTCATGATATGTGTTTCTTCTGGGATTCGATCGGATCAATACCCTGTGATTTATCAGTACGTTCTAATAAGAACAATAATGAATGGAATGCAGGAGCTATGTCTACTCAATTTGGTAATAACTTAAATCAAAAGATTTTATTATCTAGAAAAGAGAATTCACCTTATACAAATACGTTAGTAGCTATTAATAAGGTATGGACTATGAAACCAGAGCATCCTATGGGTCAACCTAAGTTGCAGAATAAAGGTGGAATGTCTATGTGGTACGATGCTACATTAGTAGTAACTTTCGGTAACATCACTAATCCAGGTACTTCTAAAATTAAAGCTGTAAAGAACGGTCTTCAAGTAGAGTTTGCTAAAAGAACGAATATACAGATTGAAAAGAACCATATTGGAGGAGTGCAGTCAAGAGGTAGAGTTGTTATGACGTCCCATGGATTTATCGAAGATGATAAAAAAGCAATTGATAAGTATAGAGATGCACACAAAGAGCATTGGCTAAAACTAGTAGGTAGTATAGATTTCGACTTAATCGAAGAAGGAGACTTAGAAGAAGAAACTATAACTCCAAACATACTAGATTAATGGCTAAATACGATCAATTACTAGACGGCTTAAAAGAACGTCCTCCCAGAGAGTTGAATGACCATATACTGGTTATAGATGCTATGAATATGCTAATCCGTAGCTTTTCACTTCTTAAAGCAATGAACCCCGCAGGCCACCATATAGGTGGTCTTGTAGGCTTCATGCGATCCTTAGGATTTGTAACTCGAACTTTTGACCCTACTAGAGTGGTTATAGTATGGGACGGTAAAGGTGGATCTGCTAATAGAAAAAATATAGACCCGAACTACAAAGCACAACGTGCTACATCGAGGATTACACACTGGGGCTTATATGATTCTAAAGCAGAAGAACAAGAAGCTCTAATCGGACAACTATTTAGGACTCAAGATTACCTTGAATGTCTTCCTGTACAGCAAATATCTATGGAGAAACTAGAAGCTGATGACGTAATAGCGTACATAGCTAAAAGAGCCTCTGCTTCTAATGTTAAGAAGTGTACAATAGTGTCCTCTGATAAAGACTTTTTACAGTTAGTAGACGATACGGTAGAAGTATATGCTCCTATAAAAAAGAAAGTATTTAAAGAAGATAATATCTTTGAAGAACTAAAAGTACTTCCTGAGAATTATAATTTAGTGAAGGCACTATTAGGGGATAACTCCGATAATTTAGCAGGAGTCAAAGGGCTGGGGATAAAAACGATAATATCGGAATTTCCAGACTTAGTTGATAAACCTAAAATGTCATTACAGTACGTTTATGATGTGTGTGCTGCTAAATTAGAAGACAAGAAATTTAAAAAGATCTTTCCTAAGATAATAACAGAATGGGATCGTGTAGAAACTAATTTTAAATTAATGGATTTACATGAAACTTCGTTGGATACTAAAGAAAAAGATCATATATTAAATATAATAAAGAGTGACATTCCCAATCTACAATCAGGGGCATTTCTACATCTTTTAGATCAAGACAAGATCGAAGGGATAACTAAAAATACTGAAGGTTGGTTAGAGAACTTTAGAGGGTTAACGGTTTTAAAAAAATAAGGTTATGACATTAAAAGCATTGAATCAGTATGGAAAAGGATTCCAGCTGAAGGTATTGGGCTCATTACTAACAGACAAAAGCTTTCTTCTTAACGTAAGAGACGTATTACAAGAAGATTATTTTGACTCAGACGCACACAAGTGGATTATTAATGAACTAATAAGTTACTTCGATAAGTATCATACTACTGTAACAATGGACGTATTAAAAGTCGAGTTACAGAAAATTGAGAATGATATACTAAAAGTAGCATTAAAAGAGGAATTACGTAACTCATACGAAGCATCTCAAGATGATTTAGATTACGTACAGGAAGAATTTACAACTTTCTGTAAGAATCAAGAGATGAAGCAAGCTATCCTTAACTCTACTGATTTACTAAAAGCCGGTGATTTTGACGGTATTAGGAATACTATAGAAAAGGCTATGAAGGCCGGAATGGATAAGAATATCGGGCACGAGTACAATAAAGACGTAGAATCTAGATACAGAACGGACTATAGGCCAACAGTGCCTACTCCTTGGCCTACTCTAAACGAAGGAATACAGGGAGGTTTCGGTCCTGGAGATTTAGCAATCGTTTTTGGAAATCCTGGAGGAGGAAAAAGTTGGGCTTGTGTAGCAATGGCAGCCCATGCGGTTAAGATGGGATTTAATGTAAACTACTATACCTTAGAGCTCGGTGAAGACTATGTAGGTAAGAGATTTGACTGCTACTTTACAGGGCATTCAATAGACATAGTAAATGATTACAGGAAAGATGTACAGATTTATGTAGATAACCTTAAAGGTAAGCTTATAGTAAAGGAGTATGCACCTAAAGGAGCAACAGTTAATACAATTAAGTCACATATCCAAAAGTGTATAGATATGGAACATAAACCGGATTTAGTAATAATTGACTACGTAGACTACTTAAGAGCACCTTCAAAAGGAAAATACTCAGAACGTAAAGACGAGATAGATGATGTATTTATTGCGACTAAGGGATTAGCTAAAGAATTAAAAATCCCGATAATTACTCCGTCTCAGGTTAATAGAATGGGAGCTAAAGACTCAGTTATCGAAGGAGATAAAGCAGCCGGATCTTATGATAAAATGATGGTAGCTGATATGTGCTTCTCTCTTTCTAGAATGAAAGAAGATAAAGTATTAGGAACCGGTAGATGGCATGTTATGAAAAACAGGTACGGACAAGACGGTATGACCTATAACTTAAAAATGGATACCAATAACGGCCATATTGAGTTCGAAGGGAAAACAGACTTGGAAGATCTAGACGGAGGTAACGGTGGACCTACATTTACCCTATCTAGAGAAAAGATGTCTGAATTATTTGACAAAAAGTAGAATATATATGCTATTTATGATATCATCTCCAATAAAAAGTACCTCTCTATTGGAGATTTTTTAATCTAGTACTATTAACAAACTAACAATTTAAAATTTATGAAAAAGAACATATTCGAACCAAGCGAAGATGTTAGAGGAAACGATTACCCACATTTACTTAGGTATGCAAACGTAATTTGGGAAGCTTTCTGGACACCAGAACATTTTGACTACGACAGAGATGTCAGGGACTTTAAGACAAAGTTTAAACCCCATGAGCAAGAAGCAATGAAGAGATCTATGCTCTGTATAGGAGTAGTTGAAAATAAAGTAAAAACGTCATGGGCTAGGATAGATATTAGGTGTCCAAAGACAGAAATAGCAGATGCAGGACATGTATTTGCAGGGAATGAGGTTGTACATAGGAGAACATATAAACAGGGGTTAGATCTACTAGGTTTAGACGGAGCGTTTGAAGATATTATGGAAATACCTGAAATAGCAGGTAGGGTGCGCTATTTGAATAAGTACTTAAAAGGATATACATCTAGATCTAATAAAGAGTTTACAAAATCACTGATTTTATTTACCCTACTGGTGGAGAATGCAAGTTTATTTGCTAACTTTCTAACAATATCAGCATTCGGTAAGTATAAGAATATGTTTACTAACTTTACAACAGTTGTTAATGCAACTTCGAAAGAAGAAGCTATACACGCTCAATTTGGTGCAGAACTGATAAAAATTATTAAAGACGAAAATCCGGAGTGGTTTGATGCAGAGATGGAAGATAAGATTCGTAGAAATATTCGAAAAGCACTTGTAGCAGAAGAAGAGCTAATTGACTGGGTGTTCGAAAAAGGAGAATTGGAGTTTATGCCTAAAGCAGTAATTAAAGAATATACAAAACAAAGACTTAACCACGGATTAGAGTTGATAGGGTATAAGAAAGAGTTTGAAGTAGACAAAGAACTACTAAAACCAACAGAATATTTTGATAGAATGGCAAAAGCACCAATTTCCTTCGATTTTTTCGCACAAAAAAGCACAGATTATAATAAACAAAACCTAATTACAGAAGACGCATGGGATTAAATTTGGAATGGCTCAAGGATAAGGAGCAAAGAGATATGTTAAAAAGAGGCTACTTAAATGAAGGAGAAACACCAGAACAGAGGTTCCAGTCAATATGTGATACAGTACAAAAGTACTCTAACCAGTTAGCAAAGACAGAAGAAGCAAGAGAATACCTAAAAGGGATAGGTAAGAGATTTGAAAGCTATACCGCTAAAGGATGGCCTTCATTCTCCACACCGGTACTAAGATCATTCGGCTCAGAGCACAACCTACCAATTAGCTGTAACCACTCTATAATAGAAGACTCTATAGACGGTATTTACAAGAGGTTTTACGAAACAGGTATATTAGCAAGTAGGGGTGCAGGTACTGCTGTAAACGTATCTGACCTACGTCCGCTTGGTTCTCCTATTAAATCTGGGGGAGAAGCTAATAGTATTATGGAATGGATAGAACTCTACGCAGATATGATGAGTAAGACAGCTCAAAATTCTCAAAGAAGAGGATTTATCACCTTCTACTGCGATGCAGACCACCCAGAAATCATGGATTTCCTAGATATCGGAACAGAACGTATACCTAAGGATAAACAGAGATTTCTGACTACAGTTACCACTGCAGTTGTACTTCCTGAAGGTTTTAGACAAGCACTAAAGGATGGCGATAAAGAAAAGAGAAAGATATTCACTAAGATACTAAACACTAGAAAAGAAGCTGGATTTCCGTATATTCTAGATGAAGAAAATTCAAATAAAGGTATTTCTCAAGCATATATAGATAAAGGTATGAGAATACGTAACGCTAACATATGTGCTGAAGCTATCGAATATACAGATTACGAAAAGACATTCGCTTGCTGCTTGTCTTCTATAAACGCATACCATTGGGACGAAATAAAACAAGACCCTAACTTTCTGTTTGATATGAATATCCTACTAGATTGCGTTATAGAAGAGTACATAGAGAAAGGTGAAAAAATACCAGCAATTAAAGCTGCTATTAAATTTGCAAAAGAGCATAGAGCAATTGGTATGGGAATCTCTTCATTCCACTCCTACCTGCAGAAGAATAATATAGCATTCGGAACAGTACCTTCTATTACTGTTAACGGAGATATATTCTCTACTATGAGGAAAGAAGGAGATAGAGCATCTAAGTGGATGGCTAAGCATTTCGGAGAACCTAAAATGTTAGAGGGTTACGGAGAGCGTAATACAAGTCGTATGGCTCAAGCTCCTAAAAAATCTACTAGCTTTATAGATGGAGGAGTTACAATGGCATACAGTGAGGGTATTGAACCTCATAAAATAAACTATGGAGAAAAAATGGTAGCCAAAGTACAAGTAGAATGGAAGAATAGAGAATTAGAAGCACTACTTAGAAGCAAAGGAAAAGACACAGAAGAAGTTTGGGAGAGTATACTAAACTACGGAAGTTCTGTACAACATTTAGACTTCCTATCAGAACATGAAAAAGATGTCTTTAAGCTATTCCATGAAATATCTCAAGTAGATGTAATAAATTTAGCTGCCCAAAGACAGAAGCATATAGATATGGGACAATCTATTAATCTAGCAATCCACCCTAATTCAGCTCCTAAAGACGTAATTAAACTTCATTTAGACGCTTTCGATAAAGGAATCAAATCACTATACTACCAGTACAACTTAAATGCTGCACAGCAATTCTCCCAAGAACTGTTAACATGTAGCGCCTGCGAAGGTTAAAATACAAGTTATGATATATATAATTTTAATTACACTTCTCCTAGTTAGTCTAGGAGGAGTTACTTTACTCTATAAAAAAAAGATAGCAAACTTAAAAGCCGACTTTGAAAGTGAAAGAGCAGAGATAAGAAGAGATGCTAAAAAAAGATCCGGTGCTGTACAATGGGGTAAGACTATAGAACACTTCGTACCATTTATGACCGACTTTCCAGTACCTCCTGAAGATTGTACGTTCTTAGGTATGCCAATAGACTACGTTGCTTTTAAAGATACTGGAAGTAAGAATAAATGCTCGGTACATTTCGTAGAAGTAAAAAGCGGTAGCGCGTTTCTTATGGGAAAACAGAAGAATATAAAAAAGGCGATTGAAGAAGGTAGAGTGTTTTGGCATGAAATATCCGTAGATGGAAATAATGTAAAATAGTTGTTTTTTAGTATAATTTTTCTTATATTATTATATAATCATAAATCAAAGTTATATGTCAAAAAACTCAAGTAAACAACTCTATACACAGACTATAGAGTGGCTTAAAACAAGAGGAATAAAAACCTCTTCAACTACAGGAAAAAAATCAAGATTTAGCAACTTTAAAGATAGAGGTAGAAAATGATTAAAGTAATTAAATTTTACGCAGACTGGTGCGGACCTTGTAAAGTATACGCTAAAACTTTTGACAAAGTATCAGAAGAATTAAAAGACAAGTACGAATTTGTTAATATTAATGTTGAAACAGATACAACAGGATTAGCAGCAGAGTATAAAGTTAATGGAATACCTACAACTGTTGTAATAGACGGTGACAACGTTAAATCGGAATCCGGAAGAATGGATGAAAAGAGATTAAAAGGATTTATAGGAAGTGAATAGAAATATAGTTATAGCGATTATACTGTTCACAGCAGCACAAAGTATGATATGGTACCAGACTAACTCTCAGTTCTTTAGTAACTGGGTAAAGGAAAGACCATTACTTATGGCCTGTTTAGGTATACCTATTAGTTATATTTTAATTTATGCTTCAAGGTATGTGGTAGCAGGGTTCGATGGACTTTTATGGCCTGGTAGGTTAATAGGATTTTCTGCAGGTATGGTAGTAATGGCTATACTGACTTATACACACTTAGGAGAAGGTATTACAGTTAAAACAGGAGTTACACTGTTACTGGCATTTATGATAGTAATGGTACAGTTATATTGGAAATAATAAATAAAATAAATTTAAGTTATGTTAAGAAGACCAGATTCTATCCCAGCAGCGGATACAGTTATTGAAGACACGGTTATGGAACCATTTTTTATTGCTAAATCTTCCTCAGGAGGATACACACTTTATGAAAGAGTAATAAAAGGAGAAAATAATACCCACTATATTAAAACTATATGCTACCCAGCAACCTTTAATGCAGCCTTAAAATCGGTCTGTAGACAATTGTTAAATAGTAAAAGCAACCACTATACTTCTATTAAAGATTATATTAGTGAGTGGAGAATTATACAAGAAAAGATATCATCTTTTACAAATATAGAGTAGGAATTTAATAGTATATTTCTTATATTAAATTAACCGTTAGCCTATACGCGTAATACCTGGCAAATTAAAAAAGAAAAATCATGGCAAAACATGTAGTTGTAAGTCTTAGTGGGGGAATGGACTCCTCAACATTATTATTAAGAGCATTAAAAGAATACGATACTGTAACTGGTATTTCATTTGACTATGGTCAAAAACATAGGGTAGAGTTAGAAAGAGCTCAAGAATTAATTAATTATCTAGCAGATAAAGGTCATAAAGTAAATTATCGCCAAATTAAACTAGACGGATTAGTAGATTTACTAGACTCAGCTCTAGTAGAAGGTGGAAATGATGTACCAGAAGGACATTACGAAAATGAAAATATGAAAGATACTGTCGTACCTAATAGGAATAAAATATTTGCTTCTATTGTACAAGCTGTAGCATTATCAATAGCAAATAGAGAAGAAGAAACTTGTGATATTGCTTTAGGTATTCATGCTGGTGATCATGCTGTTTATCCTGATTGTAGACAAGAATTTAGAGATGCAGATGATAAAGCATTTAGAGAAGGTAATTGGGAGGCTGATAGAGTAGGGTACTTTACACCTTACTTAGATACAGATAAATTTGGAATCTTACAAGATGGAGAACGATTGGTTAAAAAGTTGGGTCTTAGTTTCGATGAAGTATACAAAAGAACAAATACTTCTTATAAGCCTTATCCTTCAGGAAATAGTGATTATAAGTCTGCTTCTAGTGTTGAGAGGATTGAGGCTTTTATTGCCCTTGGCCGAAAAGATCCCGTACAGTATGAGGATGAAACTGGAGAAGTGGATTACGAAGTAGCGAGAAAACACGTTGAGAACGTTTTATCTGCATATTTATAAGCTCATGTTAATTAATTAAAGTAAAAAAATGAGAACTACGAGCGATCAACAAAACGGTCAACCCCACACTAACGGTACCAGAAATACTTTTAATAATAGAGTAAATAGGTACGTTATGTTAGGAAAGAGTAAAAAAGTTCAATGGGACGGTAAAAGAAGAAACCGTTCTATCTAAAACAATCAGTTATGAAAACTAAACTTGACAGTATCTCTAAGGTAATTTTATTTGCTATAATGTTATTTTCTTTAATGGCATTTACATCAATATATAAACTAAAAAGAGGTACTGTTAAAGTTAATGTAATTAAACCTGAGAAAGTTAAAGTAAGTACTACTCTAGATTCACCTATAATACCTAAAATAGTTATCAAAAACCATCAACTGTTTTTAAATGACTTAGGTCACCAAGAATCAGGAAATAGGTACAATATAGTTAATAGGTACGGATATATGGGAAGATACCAGTTTGGAAAATCTACTTTAAAAACGTTAAAGATACGAGTAAGTCGGTCTGTATTCTTGAAAGATACAGTTTTGCAGGAACAAGCTATGTTTGCTTTACTTAAACATAATAAAAAACGATTGCAAAAACTTATAAATAAGTTTGATGGGAAAACCGTACACGGAGTATTAGTTACAGAATCAGGATTATTAGCAGCAGCTCATTTAGGCGGACAAGGAAGTGTTAAAAAGTGGTTTAGATCAGGAAGAGTAAGAAGGGACGGAAATGGAGTAAAAATAACTACGTATATGAAAAAATTCGGAGGATATACCCTAAGTTTATAAAATGAAAAAGAGTACAAAACACCTTATAATAGTAGGCCACCCTGATCAGAAATCTTTCTGCTATAGTGGCATATACAAAACCATTATTAGACAGATGAATAAGTATAACTCGGAATATAGAGTTATCGACTTGTATGAAGATAAATTACATAGAGATAAAAAAGACCTGATAAAAAACTATAAGAAGTTAGTTACTTGGTCAACCCATATGTACTTTGTTTCACCAGTATGGTGGTTCAGGTTAACACCTAAGTTAGAAATGTTTTTTGACGAAGTATTCACACCTGGATTTGCATATAAATTTGTACCAATAGTAGGAAAGTATGCATACCCAAAACCATTCTTCAGTAATAAGAAAGTAAGGACGTATATTACACACGGAGCTCCAAAATTACCAGTTATAACACTGTATTTAAACTCTGTAAAGTTAAGACTAGTTATGGGAGTGTATACATTCGTATTTGGCTGGAACTTAAACAGATGGACTAAGACAAAACAATTCTGGTCAGTACCATTTGTATCAAAAGAAAAACGTAGAAAATACTTAAGAATAGTAAAAGAAGATATTAGAAAAGATTTAGGACTATGAAAAAAGTAAAAACTAGCTACTGGAATAACTACTTAAGGAAGATGGTTAGAGATAGGAGACTAACACCAGCCGAACGTTTAGGTACAAGAATAGGCTATATGGGAGTAGGATTTTTAATAGCAGGTCAATGGACACTTAACCCAGCTATGTATGTAATAGGTTTTGGATGTGTCTTAATACAGGTAGCAATTCGTAGACAGTGGAACTTAGTAGCACTACAGTTAAACGGATTAATTGCCTGGACGATACATTTTATAAATTCGTTATAAAAAAAACGTATATTTAGTTGGAGATAAGAAATATTCTGACTATATTATACTATAGGTAATAATTAGTGTCGTAGCACCACTTTAAAAACACACGTATGCAAGAAGAAATACAAAAAGAGTTATGGAATAGAGAAATTAGAAACTCTATAAAAATCGACGGACAGAAGATACCTGATCCGAAATTACATCAAAGAATATCTTTTATTAAATCAGCTATAAGAATGGGAGCATGTGCTTTGGGATTCTTTGGTATGTTTGAAGTTGGATTTATTGGACTATTTTTAGCAGAAATAGTTGGAATTGGTGAAGAATTAGTTTAAATTATAATTATGGGAAAATACCAATCAACAAAAGTATTTGACGGATACTCTACTGTATTTCGTCAATGGAAAGCAACAACTACACATTGTTCTAAACTACACGGATACGGTGTATCGTTTAAGATATGGTTTGAAGGAGAATTAGATGAAAGAAATTGGGTCTGGGATTTCGGAGGAATGAAAAGAGCTAAAGGGACTATAGAAAAGATGACACCTAAGGCATGGATGGATTATATGTTTGATCATACCTTTTTAGTAGCTGAAGATGATCCGTTCAAAGAATCTTTTATGCAAATGGACTTAGCAAAAGTAGCCCAAGTAAGAGTAGTTCCGGCAACAGGAGCAGAGAGCTTTGCTAAATTTATTTACGAAAGTATAAATCCATTTATTGAATCAGAAACTGACGGAAGAGTTAAGATAGTTAAAGTAGAATTTAGAGAACACGCTAAAAACAGTGCAATTTATGTCGCATAAACAGTTAAAAAGGGTAGAAGACTACGATAAGAATTTACCTATTGTAGAAATATATACAGCAGTGCAGTCTGAAGGTTCAAGAGCAGGGTATCCTACAGTGGTAATTAGAACAACAGGATGTACACACAGATGCTACTTCGGTGAAGGAGGATGGTGTGATAGTTGGTATACAAGTATTCATCCGGAAAAGGGACATTTTAATTTCAAAGATATTATTAAGGCATATGAAGATAATCCTCATATTAAGGAAATGATGTTGACTGGCGGTTCACCAACAATGCATCCAGCCTTAGTAAACGAACTAACACACTTTGCACATGAAAACAATATATTCATTACTATTGAAACTGAGGGATCTCATTTTCTGCCTACCGATTATCCTATTAATTTGCTTAGCATTAGTCCTAAGTTTAGTAATAGTGTCCCCGTTGTTGGTGTTGAAACTCCTCAAGGAGCCATTACCGACGAAAGAATGGTAAAACGTCATAATAAGTTTAGACTTAATTATGATGCAATAAAACAATCAATTACTTACCATTCTGACTACCATATTAAACCTGTATGGGACGGTAAAGATGAGGGAGCATTATCCGAGATTATGGAATGTATTAGTATCTTAGAAGTACCTCAACATAAAGTTTGGTTTATGCCTGCTGGAGATTCTAGAGAAGCACTATTTAAATCTTACCCCGTATTATTTGATTGGGTTAGAGATAATGGTTATAGAATGACTTGGAGACCGCACATTATTGCTTTCGAAGATCAACGTGAAGTATAGTGGATAAAAAAGAGGCATTAGAAATATTAGAAACTATAGCAGAAAACATTAATACATGTTGTGCAATTACTATGGAACCAGATGACGTTTTGGTACTATGTGATAAACTAAAAATATATATAGAGAATGATTAACTTAAAAGAATTAATAGAATCAGCAGGTCCGGATAGACTTGACCACACGGTTACTATAGAAGGAAGCCCAGTTTGGGACTATAAAATGGGAGGTGTACATACTGTATTTCTCATATCTGAAGACCCTTGGGAGGGTGTAGAAGAAGAGTACGTAACTTTAAGAGAACTGAGAAAGTACATAGTAGACAGCTTCATACCTTTCGATTCAGTAAAATTTAAAACAGAAGCAGATAGAGAATTAATTAAAAGTTTCAAATGGGAAGAAAAGCAATTAGTATTATCACATTACTAGTATTATTACCTTTTGCAGGTGTTAGTCAAGTAATAGAAGTAGAAACAAAGATATACAAGGTACTGTACGATCAAGATTTAAAACAACCTCTTGAAGTTAGGTACACAGTACAGTGTCCTAAAGGAGATGCTGACAGAGCAGGAATGGATTTTAGAACCGTTCCTAATGTGATCACATCTAGACCAGAAGACTACTCTAACAATGTATGGGATAAAGGTCATCTTGCTCCTGCAGCAGCATTTAGTTGTACTAAGGAGATGTTAAGAGAAACGTTTCTATACTTTAACTGTGCTCTTCAACATGAAAGTTTAAATAGAGGAGTATGGAATAGGTTAGAACAATTCGAAAGAAGTCTAGCTAACTTCTATCAAGTCGAAGTAGTAATAGAGGTAATATTTGACGACAAGGTCAGAAGAGTTCCTACAGGAGCAGCAATACCTAAAGAATTTACAAAGACTATAAAGTTTGGTGATAAGAATTTAAAATTTAGGTTCCCAAACACCAATACATCAGGAACGAATTGGATTGACTACTTAATAGACTAAAAAATGACAGAGAAAGAATTTATTGACTGGTTAAGAGGATACGTAGACGGAGTACATACCTACTCAGTATCACCCAAGCAGTGGCAGTACTTAAAAGATAAAGTTAAAAGTATATCTACAGGATCTACTAGGTATACTATTGATAGTGATAAGTGGACAACTAACATAGCATAACAATGGAACCAAAGAAAATTTATATTACCTGGGATGAGGTTAACGAATTACTGGATAGAGTATATGATCAATGTAAAGAAGATATATCATTAGTAACAGGTGTACCGAGAGGAGGTACAATATTAGCAATACTATTTTCACATAGATTTGATATACAATATACTCCTTATATGAGTAATCATTACCCCAATATGCTTATACTAGATGATATAGCAGATTCAGGAAAAACATTCAAAGACTTAGAACAAGACTTTCCTAAACCTAAATACGGAGCATTACATTACAAAATCACTTCGGTATTTGAACCAGACTATTACGCAAAGGAAATAGATAAAGACTTTGGATGGATAGTATACCCTTGGGAGAAAAAAGATTCAAATACTATTCAAAATTATTTGGAGAATTAAAATAAATTGCTTATATTATTATTATATTAATGAGTCGTAGAACCTCAAAAAAAACAATTAAAATTTATGCCTAAAAAGTTTATAGACGGAACAGAATTAGTAAAAGCAGGATATGCAAACGGTATATCAAGTCAATTAGCAGAGAAGCAAAAAGCAGAAGGACCTGAAGCTAGATTAACTGAACATGAGAAACAAGTAATTATAGAAAGAGCAGCAAATGCTTATGCAGATTTTCTAACTGCATTAGGATGTAACTATAAAGACGATCCTAATTCATCTGAGACCCCTCATAGAGTAGCAAAAGCATACGTTAATGATTTATGGGCAGGAAGGTATAACCCTTTAGACCGTATTACAGCATTTCCTTCAGACGGATATGACGGTATTGTACAGGAGAGTAATATACCAGTAACGTCTATGTGTTCTCACCATCATCAAGCTATTAGAGGTACAGTAAGTATTGCTTATATTGCTTCGGAAGATGGAAAGGTAGTTGGACTATCTAAGCTAAATAGAATAGTAGAGCAATTCGGAAGAAGAGGAGCTATTCAGGAACAACTTACTGTGGCTATACATAATGCAGTAAATAAGATATGTGAAGGTAATTTAGGAGTTGCAGTACAAGTTAATGCTACTCATGCATGTGTATCCTGTAGAGGAGTTAAACACGGTGGTGCCTCAATGCAAACAGCAAAACTAACCGGAGCATTTTTACACGAAGATTCTGCAAAAGCAGAATTTTATAAGAATATAGAATTAGCTTCAATTTGTAAACATTAAATATTATGGAAGGAAAACAATTATCATTATTCCCTATACTAGATCCTAAAACTGGAAAAGACTATGTACCTTTTGTTAGTGAAGTAGAAACATTTAACGACACATTTAATAAACCTAATAACTATGAACCTACTATACCGGCTAAGAAAGAATGGCAATTCGTATATGACTTCATACTCGAAGAACTTGAAGAATATAGAGAAGCTTGCGAAAACGGAGACATTGTGGAAGTTTTGGACGCTTTGTGCGACATTGCTTATGTTTCCCTTGGGAACGGTACTATGTTACATGGTCTTAAGGATAAGATATGGCCAGCATATCAAGAGGTACAGGCAAGTAATATGTCAAAAGCTTGCAAAACTGAAGAAGAAGCCATACATAGCGTCAGCAAAAGAACTCAGGAACAAGGTGAGGCCTGCCATTTTGAGAAGATTGATGAGGGACGGTATATTGTCTATAGAACACGTGACAGGAAAGTAATGAAAAGCATTAATTACTTCAGACCAGACTTAAAGCAATTCTTCTAGTATGATTGATTTAACTAAACATAAGATATATGTAGATAGTCATAAAATGGAAATGGTGCCTCTATCTATAGCAATTAAAGCAGTTAAAGAAGCAAGTACTCCGGAAGTAGAAAAGTATGCAGAGGAGTTTGAAAAAGCAATGGCAGAATTACGTAACTCAATAAACGACATAAAATTAGATGATTAAAATAGCTCATGAAAGTCCTAAAAGTATTTTTAACGATGTACAACAGTATACAGATTATGATTACGCATTAGTACATTTATTAGAAGAAGATGAAGAGTACTTAAACCAGTTTAAAGAAGCAGTCAAAAAAGGTAGGGAAGTTATATTAGATAATTCTATTTTTGAATTAGAAGAAGCTTTTGATGCTGATAAATTTGCTTACTGGATTAATGAGCTAAGACCAACTTGGTATATAGTACCTGATGCATTAGAAGATACTAAGAAAACTATGAGTCAGATGGCTAGCTGGAATATGCACTATTCAAAATCAGTATACGGTAAAAAGATAGGAGTAGTTCAAGGTAAGACATACAAGCAGATAGCAGCATGTTACGAATATATGGATAAAATTGCTAATGTAGACATGGTCGCAATATCTTTTGACTATTCGTATTATACCGATTCTATACCTCATCCTAACAAGTATGTTAGCTGGATGCTAGGACGTATTAAGCTACTTGGAGATTTAGTAAGAGACGGTATAATAAATGAAGATAAACCTCATCACCTACTAGGTTGTGGACTACCTCAAGAGTTTTCTTACTATTCTCAATACCCTTGGATTTACTCCTTAGATACTAGTAACCCTGTCGTGCATGGCATTAAAGGTATACCATACGGTTCAGATGGATTATTCTCAAAAGAAAGACAAAAGCTTCATGAACTCATTAATTTTGAAGTAGAAGATACGAATTTAATTCTAAATAATATTCATAAATTTAAATGGCTTACAAATGGAAAGAGAGCAGTATAAGGTAGGAGATAAAGTAAAATTTAATTTTATTGGCCAAGTAGAAGTCGGGGTTATAGAAACAATAAGCGAAGGTTATGTGAACTTCTCTAGCTATAATACTAAATACAGCATCAGATGTGGAGCACATTTATATCCAATCTCTTATGAAGGTATAGAACAAATAGTAAAATGAGAAAACCCTGGATAGCATTTTTCAGTCAGACCGGTTCCGAAATAGTAGATATAGCTAATGCAATAGGCTATTGGCCTGATGCTATAATAACTAACGAAAGGCCTTCAAACATTAGGAAGATAAATAATGACTTACTAGAACAGAACCTACTAGCAACAACAATAAATAAACCCTTAGTAGAGGATTATGAAGAAGTTATAGGGTTTTATAAGGATCCTGTAATAACACTACACGGATGGTTAAGAATTATGCCTCCTTCTATATGTGAAAAATATAGTATATTTAACGGACATCCAGGACTTATTACGGAATATCCAGAACTAAAAGGTAAGGATCCACAAATGAAAGCTTTTGAAGGTAAGTACCCGGTGATGGGATGTGTTCTTCATAAGGTAGTTGCAGGAGTTGATGAAGGAAAAGTTCTAGCAGAAGAGAGATTTAATGCTTTCAATATTACTGAAGAAGAGATGTGGAAGGTAACTAGAGATAGATCTCTATTTCTTTGGGTAAACTTTCTTAAAAAAGCAGTTGGAAAGTAGTTTATAATTTCGTATATTGTATATAAATAATAAAAGGTTATATATTATGAAAAAAGAGAGTAGTTCATTTCAAAGATTAATGGTATTTTTTTTAGAGCAAAATAGAAAATACGGAGGAAACTTTGGAGTTGCAGGAATGTTTAATACATTAAATAGGTTTTATGGTAAATAGAGTTGCACTAGTTGGAGCAAGTAGTACAGGTAAGACTACTGTTTACGAACTATTAAAAAATAAATTACCTAAATACGACTTTGTTAACGAATCTACTAGAACAATAGGCTCTTATGGATTTCCTATCAATGAGAAAGGAACTGATGCTACTCAATTAGCTATTAGTTGTTTTCATTTAGAAGCTTTACTACAACCTACCAATCAAGTACTCGATAGATGCTTTATGGATGTTGTAGTATATACAAGATTTATGGATAACGTATCAGAAGAGACGTGGAAATATATAGACGCTACTTGGAATAGGATTAAAAACGAGTACACCCACTACATTTATTTTCCTATAGAATTTGATTCTGTAGATGATGGAGTAAGAAGTGTCAATGAGCTTTGGAGAAGAGATATTGATGCTGAATTTAAAGATGTATTAGAAGGTGTAAGTCAACCTTATTTGACGATAACAGGTTCTCCTATGCAAAGAGTAGAGCAAATATTAAAATTTATAAAATAAAATTATGGCAAACGTTAAGAATTATCAAGAAGTAGTTGAGATTGCTTCTAAGCATTTAGGAAAAGTTGGAGGAGACGGGTATAAGGATACATACTCTCCTGAACTGTTAGTAAAAGTACCAAGGTACTTAAATAGAGAAGGTTACGGACTTACGTCTGATAGTTTTGTAGGGGTAGATACTTGGAACTGTTATGAAGTATCTGCAATTACTACTAAAGGACTTCCGGTAGCAGGTATGTTGAAAATAGTTTGCCCTTCAGATAGTGAATATCACGTAGAATCTAAATCTATTAAGTTATACTTGAATTCTTTTAATATGACACGGATAGGAGATAATTCTGCAGACTGTATGGCAGTTATAGAAGCAAGAGTAAAGAGGGATTTAGATGAGTTACTAGAAACTAATACTACCGTTTCTTTTTATGCCTGTGAAAGCGAAGGAATTCCTATTTCTTTTGAAGGATATTCCGATCTCGGTGCTATAGTAGACTTAGATCAAATAGACTTTACAGCTTTCCAGTCAGATGCAAATCAATTAGCAATAGAAGATAGAGTTGATGAGCCTGTAGAGATTAAGTTAAAATCTAACTTACTTAGATCTAACTGTAGGGTAACTAACCAGCCAGATTGGGGAGATGTATTTATCAAAATAAAAGGAAGAGACATACCTGCAGCAGATGCACTTGCTAAGTATATTGTTAGTCATAGGACCGTTAGTCATTTTCATGAAGAGATTTGTGAAATGGTATTTAAACATCTAATGGATGCTTATAAGCCGGATCAATTGATGGTATCTTGTTTATATACTAGAAGAGGTGGATTGGATATTAATCCTATAAGAGCAACCCACCAAAGTTTGATACCGGAATTCTTTACAAACACAGATTTTAGAATCGCTAAAACCTTAAGACAGTAGTATGGAAAATATAAAATTACAAGAGGAACTCGCTAGTTTAAGATTTGAAGGTAAGTCAGTACTAGATGCAACATATTCACTTTTTGATTTCTTAGGACAAAAAGCAGGACCTGAATTAGGAAAAGATGTATATAAGACAGCATTAAGAGAGAAAGAACCAGTGGGTATAAGAGAGATAAGTAATAAATCTTATACAGGTAAAGTAATGTTATATAGAAGAGAATTCTTAAAAGAGTATTTTGATGGAAAAAGAAACAGTAGAGTTTAACGAACTTATAGCAAGAAGAATACCTCCAGGGGATAAATGGGAACTAGTCATCGATAAGAAAAATGTTATCAATGGCTTAGTACCGACCTTAAATCAGTATATGCGTAAAACTGAATTTAAAGGGCATTATAGGTTAGAACCTTTGAATAGTAAATTATTTGCTATAAAAACAAAAGAGGTAACTATAGAGGAACCGGAACCAGAAAAGTTTGATCTTTATGGAGAATATTAGGAGAGAAGTTGCTTAATTGCAACTTTTTTCTTATATTATATTATATTAAAACGGTTATATTATGTCAAAAGCAGAAAATCATTACAAAGAATGGCCATTGGAGGAATGTCGACTTTATTTCGATAGATACCTTTCAATGATTAAAAACAAAGACGTAAAAGTTGTACGAGAACTCTTAGCAGAAGAGTTCGGTAGGACTAGAAGTTCTATTGGGTTTAAAGAAAGAGAAGTTATCGGAGTATTAACTAACGGCGAAGAAGGGATCTACACTTACGGTGAGAACATGATTAAAGCTACTAACGAGGCTTTAGAAAAATCCGGAATGTCAGTTACAAGATTTAAAATTTTATTTGAATAGTATGAATATAGAAAAGAAATACTACACCGTCCAAGATACTGAGACGCTAAAACTAATGTACCAGCATATTGAAGATTCAGAAGTAATAGCAATAGATACTGAGACAACTTCATTGAATATGAGGAAAGGTAAGATTGTGGGGTGGTCTATATCCGGAGCTGAAGGTACAGGTTTTTACCTACCTACTTTAGTTTGGAGTCATGAAGCTAATGAACTGGTAGTACAGGAAATAAACGGTCAAAGTACGGAGATAATTTCTAAGAACTTGCTTAAGATGTTAAAAGGTAAGAAACTTGTAATGCATAATGCTTCGTTTGACTGTAGATTTATTAAGAACTACTTTGGAATAGACTTACTAGAAGACTTATGGGTAGAGACTCTTTTACTAGTACATACAGTACAGGAAGAAGGTGCTGGTATGGGAGTATTCGGACTTAAAGCTCTTGCTATATCAATACAGGAACATATAGGATTAGATGTTGAGAAAGCCGCTAACGAAGAGCAAATAGAATTAAAAGGTTCTATAAAGAAAAATGGAGGAGAAGCTACTAAAACTAACTTTGAAATTTATAAAGCAGATCTTGATATACTTTCCAAATATGCATCTGCAGATACAGACTTAACTTTACGTCTATGTAATCACTTCCTAACAAAGCTTAAAGAAGAGAATTTAGAGAAGTTCTTTTTCGAAGATGAAGTAATGCCTATATACAAAGAAGTAACTATTCCTATGGAAAACTACGGAGTAGATTTAGATATGGACTTACTGCAAGAAACTCACGATAATATAGCAAAAGACTTAATAGAGAATAAGGATATAGTAAAAAAGAGCTTATTAGCAACTTCAGAAGCTAAGAAATGGGTTATGAATACTGCATTCGATAATTTTCCTCCCAACCATAAAGGTAGTTGGGCACAGAAGCTTGCTGAAAGGTACTCACTATGTCTACCTAAGTCTGAGAAAACAGGTAAGTATTCTCTTACTCAAAAGAATATCGAAGAATTAGAAGATAGTCCTGCAAAGCAGTTCCTACTAACAGGTGATAATTCAATACTTGAAGAACTAGAAATAGCTCGTATTTCTATGTCGCTATGGAAAGAGAAGAACGATGGAGAATATATCAATATACAGTCTAAAAAGCACTTAGGTGAGATTGTATTTAACTACATGGGGATTAAGGCTAAGAGCAAGACAAGAAAAGGTCAAGCTCAGTTTGATATGGACATGTTAGAATCATTAGCAAAGACGTATGCCTGGGCTGAAAACTTAAGAATATATAATAAGTTACTTAAGATTAAATCTACATATGTTGATAGGTTTATAGATAATAGCGAAGACGGTAGATACTATTTTTACTTTAAACAACACGGTACTGTATCAGGCCGTTACGGTTCGGATGCTCAACAGCTTCCTAAACCTAAAGAAGAAGGAGAAGATGCTCCGATTATTGTTAAGTATACTAATATTGTTAGAGCATTCTTAATTGCTGGAAAAGATAGAAAGGTAATAGATTCGGATTATGAATCACTAGAACCTCACTGCTTTGCCTCAGTAACAGGAGATCTAAAATTACAGGAGATATTTAATAATGGCTGGGACTTTTATTCTACCGTAGCTATACAAACTGAAGAACTAAAAGGAGTATCTCCAGATAAAAAAGCTGACAACTACTTAAAGAAACTAGACCCAGTTAAACGTAATCAAGCTAAAGCATACTCTTTAGGTATTGCATACGGAATGGAGGCATATGCTTTGGGTATGACTTTGGGAATACCTACTAAAGAAGCAGAAAAATTAGTAGCAGGGTATTTAGATGGCTTTCCTGATCTTAAAAAATGGAGAGAAGATTCTAGATTGCAAGTTAAAGCTCATGGGTATATTAAGAACTATGTAGGACGTATTAGACACTTACCTAAGGTTACTAAAATCTATGAAAAATTTGGAGAAAGGATAATGGACTGGAGATTTAGAAACCAACTATCAGAACAGTACGGTAAGGACCAGGTACTTCAAGTATACAGAGATTACAGAAACGGCTTGAACAACTGCTTAAACTTTCAACTTCAGTCTTTAGCAGCATCTGTAGTGAATAGAGCAGCACTTAAGATTAACCGTAAGGCTAAGGAGATGAATATCGATGCAATTGTACAGGCACAGGTTCATGATCAACTTATAATTAATATTAGAGAAGATCAAGCGAAAGACTTTGCTCCTATAGTACAAGAGATAATGGAGAATAATCTAATACTACCTGGAGTTACGTTAAAAGCACCTCCTGAAATAGCTGATAATTGGAAAGAAGGGCATTAAAAACTAAAGCTAACCTATTTATAATAAAGAAAATTGACCCTAGAGCGATTTTATTCTTTAACAACCAGAGAGCTTCGGCCTCACAAAACCAAATGATATGAGTACATTATTCAATGAACGCACACCGTTCGACTTACTATTCCGTAATCTTTTCAAGACAGACGGAGTTTTCCAACCAACAACGTTCGAAAACAAACAACCACACCCACTAGATATTTTTTATGACGATGAAGGACTTCATTTTGAAGTTGCCTGTACTGGTCTAACTAAAAAAGACATCCAACT